AGGAGATTATATTGCTGACAAATTCAAAGATTTCTTTTCAAGGATTATTGCGGATATTGATTGCAATGGTATGTGCGGTAGATACGAGAAAGAAATTGCTGAAATGTTTCTAAAGGCATTTGACGATAGTGAAGAAAAGATTTCTTGCAGATGTGATAGCATAACAGCAAATATGAATAAGGCTAAGGTAAATAGCTTAGAAATAATAGCACGAATGCTAGACGATAAGCCTTATTATGAATTGAAGTATAGACAGGTTGGCAAAAAGGATTATTCTATTGGATATAGCTCATACGATTTAAAGTCGGTATTAAGTGACATTAATACATATTTTGAAATTGTGGAAAGCGATAAACAGACCAATGCCGACAGGATAAGGAATATGTCGGATGAAGAGTTACTTGATTTTATATGTTCAATAGAAACTTATGAAGATGGTAGCGTTAAGACTATTGAAAATGGGGTTTCAATGCACACAGTGACAGAAGTTGGGGAATGGCTTCAATCAGAAGCAGAATAGAGGAGAATATGAATACTAGATATGAAAAGAAAATTGTTTGTCCATTTTGTGGAAAAGAAAGAATAAATATTATAACATTTTCTGAATTTTGGGATGAAGAAGGACATACAAGAGAAACTAGAAAAGCTACAAATGATTATTGTAATTGCTTTTTTGGAAAATTGGTAGAGAATCCAATTAAGATAAAGCCTTCTTGTGCTAGTTGTGTTTATAATGAATCCGGTGAATGTGTTAATAATAATGTAATTGAGAATATAAGCAGAGTTTTTTCTTGTGATAAATTAACAATTAAGAACCCGACTTATTCTTGTTCTAATTATAAGTTAAATTTTAATATTTTTGCAGATATTATTTCTATAGAAAAATCTAAAAGGAGGTTTCAAAAATGAATAATATAACAGGTTATGAAAGTCCTATAGATATTATTATAGGACAAATGGAAACAAACTTGGAAAATGATATAATACAAGCTATCCAGAAAATAGGTATTGATATAAATAAAGAAGAACTTATTAAAGCTATTAATTACGATAGACAGCAATATTCTAAAGGCTTTGAAAATGGTTATAATAAAGCTTTGTCTGATTTAACAACCACTTTATTATATAAGTTTACTGAATACGATAAGAAAGGATATAATGAACATACAAATGCAGATATTAAGAATAAGATTATAGAGATTTCTGATAATCTTTATAAAAAGTCTTGACTTATTAATTTATATGTATTACAATATATATAAATTAATTTAAGAAAGGTAGATTTATTATGAGAATAAATGGAACAAGAACTGAAAGAAAAAATACTTATGTTGTTATTATCAATGTGAAGAAAAATGACAAGGTTAAGAGAATACCTTGTGGTAGTAAGCAACAAATAACAGAGGAACTTACAAAATTAAATGCTAAAGGTTTAACATCTTATACATTTACACTTATGAGAAATGGCATAACATATAAGGAATTTAATTTTGTAAAATCTATGATAGATTTTATTAAGTTTTTACCACTTATAGAAGAGGAGGAAGAATAATGGCTAAGGAATCATTAGCAGTAAAATATCGTCCTAAAACATTTGACGATATGACAGAACAGAGTGCAATAAAAGACATATTAATGAATCAGTTGGAAACTAAAACTTTTCAGCACGGATATCTTTTTACTGGACCAGCAGGAACTGGAAAGACAACATCAGCAAGAATATTTGCTAATATGATAAATGTAGGAAAAGGAAATCCGATTGAAGTGGATGCCGCAAGTAATAGTGGAGTAGATAACATACGACAGATTATAGAAGATGCTAAAAGAAAACCACTTGATGCAGAATATAAAATATTCATAGTGGATGAGTGTCATTCATTGTCAAACGGAGCTTGGCAAGCATTATTAAAGACATTGGAAGAACCACCAAAATTTACTATTTTCATTTTCTGCACCACTGACCCTCAGAAAGTACCTGCAACAATTCTTTCAAGAGTGCAGAGATATAACTTTCAAAAGATAAGTAATAAAGGAATTGTAGAAAGATTATCCAGCATACTTATTATGGAAAGTGAAGAAGCTAATGAGTGTGGTTGTGATGGTGCTTATGATTGGAATATAGAAGCTATTGAATATATAGCTAAAGTATCTAATGGTGGAATGAGAGATGCTATAACTTTAATGGATAAGTGCTTATCCTTATCCTCAGATTTAACATTGGAAAATGTATTGCAAACAATAGGTGGTGAAGATTATTCCACATTTATATTATTTTTAACGGCTTTACAGAATAAGGAAAAAGGAACTGCGATTACTACAGTAGAGAATATATATAATGCAGGTAAAGATGTTAAGCAGTTTATGAAAGATTTTGCTAAGTTTGTTTTAGAAGTAGAAAAGTACGCTTTATATAAGAATTTTGATTATATAAGTTTACCTAACACACTTGAGAATGAATTAGAACAGCTTGTTGATGATACAGTATTTGATGTTATGAATTTTATAGTTTCTTTAAATAATCAAATTAAGTGGGACACTGACCCTAAAACATTAATAGAATTATCTATTTTGATTTATTGTGGAAAAGGAGAATAATATGACAAAACATAATAATAAATTAAAAGTTACTCAATTAACTATATCAGAAGTTAAGAAAAAAATATATGATAATGATATTCAGGATGTGTATGTGTTGTCAAATGATACTTTAAACTTGTATGCAATAAGTAATTGTAGGTTGGAAAGTATTGGAAGATATATGTTAACAGGTTCAGCCTTTCTAACATTGGAGGTAGAAAATAATGATAGGACAGAAGAATAATATACAAACATTGATTAGATGGAGATGTAATAAGTCTGTCCCTAGATTCATTATTATAGCTGGGGATGAAGGAAGTGGAAGACTAACATTTGCAAAAGCTATAATGAATATGCTACATATAACAGGTATCATAAGTGAATGTAAGATAGAAGATGTAAGAAGGACTATTGAATATGCCTATGAATATACAGCTCCTATGATGTATATTTTTAGAAATGCAGATGATATGTCTGTTGCCGCTAAAAATGCACTGCTTAAAGTTGTGGAGGAGCCTCCAAATAATGCTTATTTCATAATGACAGTACATAATATAGATAATATGTTAGGTACTATTAAAAGTCGAGGAACAGTCATTAAAATGGAACCTTATACAATAGAAGAATTGAGAAGCGTGTGTAAAGATGAAATTTTATTGGAATACTGTAGTAATATAGGACAGTTACATATTGAGAAATCTGAATTACAAAAAGCTGAAAATTGTGTAGATGATGTATTAAAAGCATTAGAAGAAAGAAGTGGTACAAAATTATTAAAAGCTTGTACTCAGTTAAAATCAAAACAAACCGAAACAGATAAAATTGATGGATTATTATTTATGAGAGTATTTCAAAAAAGATTTTACAAAATTTACGATTTTTGTAATATTTCTACTGCAAGTTTGAATTACATAACAGAATGTAAGAATCAGTTAAATCGTAATGCTATTAATAAAAAAGCTAGTATTGAATGTATGTTTATTAAATTATTGGAGGATATTAAAAATGAAGCTTGTTGAAGTGAAATATAGTTGGAGTAATAATAAATTCTATAAAGGCAAATACAAGAAATTTGAGTGCAATATAAACTATTCTGCTCATTATGCTGGTTGGTATTATACTGTAACTTCTAATGATATTCGAGATATAAGATATAATAGTTTGTGGGATGAACAAGTATTTTCATCAAAAGATGTTTGTGCTAAAGCGTGTACAGATTATATAAATGAGGTGAATAAAAATGCAAAAATTTCCTCGAAGTTGGAATAAAATAACGTGTATTAATTATCTGCAAAGAAAAATCATATTAAATGCGATTGCTTATTATGAATTAAATACTAATAGATTAACTGATAAGCAGTATGATGAATTAAGTAATCAACTTGTAGAACTTCAAAAAGATATAGATATAAATGATACTCAATATGGATATGTTATGTATGATTTTGATGGAACTACTGGATTTGATTTATATCATAGATTAAATAAGCAGGATAAGGAATATTTAATGAATATAGCAATACATATATTAGATTCCTCTTCTAAAATACAGAAAGTAGAAGTGAAAAAGAAAAAGAAAGGAAAATTATTTTAATGGAACTTGTAAATCTAATGAAAGCTATTTCACAGAATACAATACCTCATTATTTAATTTTATTTGGGGAAGAACAAGCTATATTAGATGTTTATATTCAACATATAGCTCAGTCTTATAAAATTGTATATTGTGATAATGTAGTAAGTGCTTTAAATAATATGCGAGTAAAAAGCCTGGATAAATCTAATAAAGTATATATTATTAATGAGGATGTTAATTATATTAAAGCTGAAGAGAATTGGAATAATATAAAAAAGACTTTTGAAAAAAATAATCATATATTACTGCTTAAATATCATAGTTTGGATAAGAGAGGAAAATTCTATTCACAGAATAAAGGAAATGCTGTAGAATTTACACACTTATCCGAAGATGTACTAATCAACTATATTCATCAAAAACTGCCTGATTTAAGTGAGGAAAACGCTTCTAAGCTAATATCATGGTGTAATTATGATTATGGTAGAATCTTAATGGAAATAGATAAGATACATCAGTGGGTTAATTATTATGCTGACAAAGAAGGTACACCTAATACAGATAGTGCATTTAAGCTATTAAATAAACAAGGCTTGTTCTATAAGGAAATAGGTGATATAACATTTGAATTAACCAATGCAGTATTAGGAGGATATCCAGATACAGCTATACAGAAACTTGATGAAGCTAAAAGAAAAGGAGAACCTGCAATGATGATAGCAAGCATATTATATACAGGTTTTAGAAATTTATTAGCTTATCAAGGACTTGGAAGTAATAAAAAAGGTGCATTAGAAAGAACAGGTATGACAAAAGGAGAATTATATGGTTGTACTAAAAATGTAGGCGGATATAGTATTCCAGAAGTTAAAAGAAATATGTTATTTTGTCAACAAGTAGAAGCAGGAATAAAGATGGGTATAATAGATGAAGATATAGCCTTAGAATATTTGGTGTTGCATTGCATTAAGTAATATGTTATTATGTAGTAGACTTGTTATGTTATATTTTTCCTCCTCTATTAGGTGTATCTCAATTAAAAGATACACCTATTTTTTTTTTATGAAAAAGACTTGACATTTCTATATGTATGTATTACAATATAATAGAAGTAAGAAATACATATAAATAGAAAGAGGTAATTAATATGACAGATTTAGAAATGATGGAAACATTAGAGGAAGCAAGATTAGCAAGTACAGAACCAAATTCATTTCCAGTATATGCTTTATCAAACGGAAAAGAAATTACATTTTTAAGAAGTTATAATTATAGAACAATGAAAAGCTATTTTGAAAAATTAGGATATTGGGTATGTTCAATATTTGAAAATGGACATAGAGTAGAAGCATAAAAACAATGAAATGTGAAGCGATAACACTTAAAACACTACTTTATAAGGAGGACACTTGAATGACAAAAGAACAGGAAAGACTTGTAACAGATAACCATAATTTAATATATTGGTTTATACAACAGAAAAATCTGGATATTGATTTATATTATGATATATTAGCCTTAGGATTATGTAAGGCGGCTATACATTATGATGAAGCTAAAAATTCAAAATTTGCTACTTATGCAGTTATTGTTATGGATAATGAATATAAGGCAGAATGTAGAAGGAATATGTCACAAAGGAGAAGATGTGATACATTGTGTTCATTAGATGAACCAATACATAATGAACAAGGTGATATATTTTCTAGGAGTGAGCTTATAACTAATGGGTTAACAGCTTATGATGAAATTATACCATATAATTTGGAAGATGTTTTAAATGATAGCCAATTACAGATTGTAAGATTATGTATGTTAGGATTTACACAGGATGAAATATCTAAACAATTACATTATAGTCAATCATATATAAGTCGTCTTTTAACTCAAATAAAAAAGAAGTTGGAGGTAGGATAATGTCAGATACTGAATTAAAGCAAACAACTTGTAAAAGATGTGGAAGAAAATTAAGAAGTCCACAAGCTATTGAATTAGGTATGGGTGCAATATGCTGGAGAAAATATCAAGCAGAAAATAACCATAAAAAATTATGGGAAGAAAAGGAGAATACAGAAGATGAATAAGGAATTAAATTTAGATTTGGTATGTATGGTACAAAGACAGTATTATAATGATAAAAGAGAAAAGATAATGAAAAGGAATATAAAAGTATCTTGCATATGTTTAGTTATATTTATATTATCCTGCTTTCTAAGTTTTCTAATATATAATGTATGTGTATATGAAGTACCTGCTGAAATAATACAGGAATCATTATTGTAGTAAATAAAGGAGGAAAGTGAATGATAATATTAGGAGTACTAGCTATTATAATAGTTATTATATTCATATTTGCATTAACAAAAGCGGCAGGGAATATGGATAGATTAGAAGAAAAACATAATAAGAAATAATATATTAACAACATACTATCTTATAGAAATAAATAAGATGGTATGTTGTTTTTAGTTTAACATTATGTTAATATAATATTAACAAAAATATGAAAGGCGGGGTAAATATAGATACTAAATCATTAATATTCAAATTACAAAAAGCATTAAAATCAAAAGGTATAATAGTATGTATAAATACATCTCAATTCTATTCAGAACAACAAGATAGATATATAACTATGTATACAGTAGTAAGAAATAAAAAACAATTAATAAGAACAGCAAGTCAAATAAAAGTAATATCAGTATTACAGGAAATATGGAAGGAGGCTAGTAATAATGAAGAATGAAACAGATAAAGAAAAAGAAATAAAGAAACATTTAAGTCAAAAACAAATAGACTTTGTATTATATTGGATAGAAACAAGTAACATAACACAATCAGCTATTAGAGCAGGTTATAGTGCTAAGACAGCATCAGCACAAGGTTGTAGACTGTTAAAGCAAGTTAGAATCCAGGAATATATATCTGCAATAAGGGAAAGACTGGAATCTGACAAGATAGCTAGTATAGAGGAAGTAATGCAATATCTTACAAGAGTAATGAGAGGCGAGGAAAAAGATAGCTTCGATATGGAACCATCATTACAGGAAAGAACCAAAGCAGCAAATGCTTTAGCAGATAGATTAGATGTAAGAGCTAAGAATATTAATGTGCAGACAGCAGTTACTATTATAGATGATATTCCAGATGATGTAGAGGTGGAAGATGTTTCAGAAGAAAGTTAAAGGTGTATCACTTCTTAATTGTATAGGTCCAGCTTTTTATGGTGTTCATAATGATATTAAGAAAAAAGGACATACATATTATGATTTAACTGGTGGTAGAGGTTCATTAAAATCCTCAGTTATTTCTATAGAAATAATTCATAATATGATGAAAGAGGAAAACAGCAAGAAACACGCTGTTATATATAGAAAAGTAGCTGATACTTTGGAAACATCTGTATATTCACAAATTGAATGGGCTATTAATAAATTAAATGTGTCACATTTATGGAAATTAACCAAATCACCTATGAGAGCTACATATCTTCCAACTGGACAGAAAATTATATTTAAGGGCTTGGATAAAGCTAGAAAATCAAAATCTATAAAAGTTCCATTTGGATATATAGGTTATTTATGGTTTGAAGAGTTTGATGAATTTGCTGGAGAAGAAGAGATAAGAAAAGTTCAACAGTCTGTTATTAGAGGTGGTAGTGATTTCATTGTTTTTAAATCAATGAATCCACCTAAGTCAAAGAATAACTGGGCTAATGAATATATAACACAGGAAAAGCTAAGAAAAGATACATTAGTATCTCATACAACATACTTACAAGCTCCTAAAGAATGGCTAGGTCAACAGTTTATAGATGATGCTGAATGGCTTAAAATGGTTAATCCTAAGGCTTATGAACACGAATATCTAGGTGTTGCAATAGGTACAGGTACTGAGGTATTTGATAATATAGAAGAAAGAATAATAACAGATGAAGAAATATCAAGATGGGATAAGCTATATAGAGGTGTTGACTGGGGTTGGTATCCAGACCCATTCCATTATGGCTGTATGTACTATGATAGCAGAAGGATGATACTTTATATCTTTGAAGAATTTAGAACTAATAAGATGAAAAACTCCGATACAGCTCAGGTTATAAAAGATGAATTTAATGTAGGAAGATATGATATAGTGACTTGTGATAGTGCAGAAGAAAAGTCTATTGCAGATTATAGAGCATTTGGAATAAATGCAAGACCTGCAGAGAAAGGACCTGGAAGTATACGTTATGGAATGAAATGGCTTCAATCGTTAGTTAAAATAGTCATAGACCCAAAAAGATGTCCTGATACAGCTAAAGAATTTAAGAAGTATGAATATGTTCTTGACAAAGATGGAAATCCAACATCAGCTTATCCTGATGCTGACAATCATAGTATTGATATGACAAGATATGCTATGGAATCTGTGTGGAAAAAGAAAGGCAAGTGATGTTAGAATTAATAACACTAATATGGGGAATATGTGCATTGTCCTATTTCATAATAAGATTTATAATAGCTTTAATACAATATATAAAGGAGGTTAGAAAATGAATATTAATATTTTAGGAGTTCAATATCAGATTAAGCGTGATAAGGATATCGAAGAAAGGCTTATACAACAAGGCTTAGATGGAGAATGTGATTTATATGAAAAGATAATATATATAAAACCTAGCTGGCATATGTTATCTGCAGAAGATACATTAGAATCACGTACTGAAAGATATAAAGAAGTATTAAGACACGAAATAATACACGCTATATTCCACGAAAGCGGCTTAAGTCAATATGAAGATGATGAAACATTAGTGGATTTTATAGCTTTACAATTTCCAAAAATGACAGATATTTTTAATAATATAGTAGATTAAGGAGGTTCATATAATGGCTTATAAAAAAGAGGAAAAGCATATTGTATATAATGACACAGAACATAATAGGAATTGGTATAGTGATGGTAGTTGTGAATTAATAGACCATCCTAAGGATTGTGCAAAAGATACATCTATAGATACTGAATATATAGATGGAAATCACGCCAGCTATTATGGTGGAGAAAATAATACATATGAATGTATAAAAGTGATAGAAGCTTGGGGAGAAAAAGGAAATTGGAATTATGAAGATGGTTTCTATTTAGGTACAGTTATGAGATATTTATGTAGAAACGGAAATAAGAAAGATAATGCTAAAATACAAGACTTGCAAAAATGCATTAATTATCTTAATATGTATGTAGAAAAATTGAAAGGAGAACAATAATGGGAAGAGTAGTTATACCTGGATTTAGAAAGATTGAAACAAGTGGGGGCGGAGAAGGAGGAACAACTAACTATAATGACTTGATGAATAAGCCATCTATAAACAATGTTCCTTTGTCTGGGAATCTGAATACTGTTGATTTACATTTAACAGATGCAACATTGACAGAAGAAGGAGTTCCAGCAGAGGCAAAGACAGTAGGAGCTAAGTTAGAAGAACATTCTACTTCTTTAACTGCCCTTAAAGAAGAGATTATTAAGAAAGCAAACTCTTCTGATATTCCAACTAAAGTAAGTGACTTACAAAATGACAATAAATACCAAACTGATGCAGATGTTACTAATACTCTCACAACTTATGCAACAAAAACATATGTCGGAGAACAGATTAGTAATGCTGACCATTTAAGACGTGAAATTGTAACAGAGATTCCAAGCTCAGAAACAGCAGATAAGAATACGATTTATATGTTAAAGATTGAATCTGTTACAGGAAATGATAAATATAGAGAATATCTTCTTATTGATGGGACTGTACAATGCATTGGTGACACTTCTGTGGATTTGACTGATTATGCAAAGAAGACAGAAATTCCAACTGAATTACCTGCTAATGGTGGAAATTCATCTACAGTTAATGGTCATACTGTAAATAGTGATGTTCCAGCAAATGCCAAATTTACAGATACAGTATATGATGATACAGAAGTAAAAGAAGATTTAGATACATTAAAGAAAGAAACTACTGTAAATCTTTTGAATCCTACTTTACAAACAACTACGCAAAATGGAGTAACTTGCACTAACAATGGGGATGATACTTATACTTTGAATGGTACGGCTACAGATTTAGTTGCAATCAGCCTAAATACAATTAATTTTGCAAAGCTTAAAGAAAATGTAAAACTATGTGGCTGTCCGTCCGGTGGTAGCAATACAACCTATAAATTAAGTTTAATAATATCTGAAACGGGTGTTCAGCAGAATGATTACGGAAATGGTGTAATCATTAATAACCCTAGTATTTTAACATCAAACGCCGTTTCGCTTCGAATAGTAGTATATAAAGGAACAACACTTAAAAGTGCTATTTTTAAGCCAATGCTCACCACTAACCTTAATGCCACCTATGATGATTTCGTTCCTTATACAGGCGATACAGGACGGCTTAATGCAGATGTTGCTCTGCTGAAAAATAATCTAGACAACACTATAAATAAATATGTTATAAATACAAAGGAAACAATATATATACCATTAAACACAATGCTTTTAATATATGAAACAGCATTTGATATGGGGACTTATGTAGTGCGAAGCGAACCTGGAAATAAAATGTTTATTCACGCCCTTAAAGAAAATTCAAAAGTTAATATTGAACTAGCTGATAATGGAAATATAAAAATTACTAACACAGCAAGCGTTGGTGGGGATATTCTTACTATAGTCTACTAAATTAATTACTGTTTAATTAATTTAATGAATAAAAATTCAAAATAGGTGTTGAAATAAAATGTTAGCAGTAGGTGACAACTTGAAAATATAAATATATAAAACTATGACTGAATAATATAAGGAGAATAAATACAATGTTTAAAAAATTATTAAATCTTATATATGAAGCTCTTGCAAAGATGATTGGATATAAGTCAGTTGCCGAATCCTTAGATATAAGTGATTCAGTTATTTCTGATAAAATGTCTGCCGCTTTTGATTTATGGAAATCTATGTATAAGGATGAATCTCCTTGGCTTAATGATAAGCAAGGTGTATATTCTTTAGGACTAGCTAAACTTATATGTGATACAGCACAACAACAGATATTATCTGAATTAGTTACAAGTATCAAGGAGCCTGGAGTTAATGATGAAATTGAGGAGGATAAGAATAATCAGGATATTGATACAAGAGCTAAATATCTAAATGACATATACCAAAAAAGACTTATAAAGAAACTTCCACAAACATTAGAAAAGGCACTTGCTTTAGGTGGTATGATTATAAAGCCTTATATAAATAACAATCAGATATTCCTTGATTTTAATTTTCAAGGAGATTTTTGTCCTATTTCTTTCGATGATGATGGAAATATAACTGATATAGCTTTTATTGACCAGTTTATAGCAGGTGATTTTATTTACACAAAGATAGAAAGGCAAACATTTTCAGCCACTGAAAGAAAAATAATTATAGAAAATAAAGCATATAAAGCTAAATATAGAACAGGTGAAGATACTAAAGAACAGGAATTAGGGCAGGAAATTCCTCTAAGTGAAGTTAGTCGTTGGAGTACAATATCACAAGAACCTGTACCTATAGAAAATGTTGATAAGCCTTTATATGGATATTATCGTGTGGCTACGGCTAATAATGTGGATATGGATTCTCCTTTAGGTATATCTTTATTCAGTCCAGCAGTTAAGATGATAGAAAGAACTGATAAACAGTTTTCCAGACTTGATTGGGAATATAATGGAGGTCAGCTTGCTATTGATGTTGACCCAACTGCTTTATTATTTGATGAAGGTTACTTTGGAACAGAAGCTAAAATGGATGAGCTTAAAGATAGATTATATCGTAAAGTTGATTTAGGTACTGCTGATACATATAAGGAATTTGCTCCTAATCTACGAGACCAAAATTATAATAATGGACTTAATGCTTATCTTGAAAAAATAGAAATTCTTATAGGATTAGCAAAAGGTTCATTGTCACAGGTGCAATCAGAAGCAAGAACTGCTACAGAAGTTAAGATATTAAAACAAAGAACATATACAACTATATCACATAATCAGGAAGCATTGGAAGATTGTATAATGGATGTTGTATATGCTATGAATGTATTAACTGATTTATATGACTTAGCTCCTGAAGGTGATTATGATACCTCATTAGATTGGGGAGATAGTGTATTAACAGATACAGATACAGTTCTTGAACAGAAACTTAATCTTAAGCGTGAAGGTATTATAAGCAAAGCAGAAGTACGAGCTTGGTATACTGGAAAATCTGTAGAAACAGCACAAACAGAAATTGATGAAATGGATAAAAAGGCACAGGAATTAATGATGAACGATTTATTCACAAATACAAGGAAGGAAACTACATTGGAAAGTAATGAAAATAATAAAACTCCAGTAGAGGAAGAAGATAACAAGGAGGATTAGTAAATGACATTAACACCTCAGGAATTAACAGATATAGCTTATACTATTTCTAATAGATTTGAACTTGTTACCACTAAGTATATAACTTTAATGGCAAAGCAGATTAGGCAGATAGGACAACTATCTGCTTCTAATCTACATAGATTAGAACAATTTGCTATTATGGGACAGAATATAGATGAAATTAATCAGGAATTATCTAAACAGACAAAATTGGCATTAAATGAAATATATGAGTTATATGATAGAAGTGGATTTGAAGAATATGGAGATGTAGCTTATTTATATCAAGCAAGAGGTATAAAGCAAGTCCCTTTTTCTAAAAATATAACAATACAAAACTATATACAATCTATAAAGCAATTAACTGCTGGAACATTTCTTAATATGTCTAATACAACATCTATACAAGATAATTATAGAGAGTTAATTGATACAGCTATAACAAGTGTAACTATGGGAGTACAGGATTATAATTCTGCTATACGTGATATATTAAAGCAAAAAGCTAATGAAGGCTTAAGAGTGAAATATGCTAGTGGACATACACGTAGACTAGATAGTGCCTCCAGAATGAATATTTTAGAAGGTGTTAGGCAAGTAAATGCAGGTGTTAGAAAAGAAAGTGCTTCACAGTATGGAGCGGATGGAATAGAAATAGATGCTCACAGCTTATGTGCAGATGACCATCTTCCATATCAAGGCAAACAATATTCTATAGCTAAGTATGAATCTATTAATAACAATTTAAAGCGTAAGATAGGAACATGTAATTGTCATCACGGAATATCATATATCATATTAGGTGTATCACCTAAAGGTTATACTCAGAAAGATTTGGAACAAATGAAAGATTATAGTAAGGAATCTATAACAATAGGTGATAAAGACGTAACACGTTATGAAGCTAGTCAGATTATGCGACAACTGGAAACTAAAATGAGATACAAAAAAGATGAAATAATAGCTTTAAATAAAGCTGATATAGATTTTAAAAAGGAAAAATCAGAACTAACTGCTATACAAAAACAATATAGATATGTAGCAGAACAAGCTCAATTAAAAAAGAGATATGATAGAGCATATGTTCCAGGTTATCAAGGAAAACAAAGTAAACCATAATAATAAAGTGCCTATTCTTAGTGGGATAGGCACTTATATTTTTATTGGAAAATGTCAAGTCTTTTTCCAATAAGTTATCAACAAAATTTATGTGAATAACTTATATATTTGTTGATAACTATTAACTATGTTGATAACTTTGTGTATTATGTGTATAAGTTATGCACAATTATTGTTGATAACTCAAAATTGTTGATAATTTTGTGTATAACTTGTTGATAACTACTTTACAAGTGTTGATAACTTGTGTATAATATAGAATGTAAATAATCCATAGTCCAGAAAGTGGACTATAAAATAATTTTAGATTATAAAAAGTGAGGTAAAAATTCTATGAAAAACATTTATGAAATCTTAAAGTCCTTTGGACTTGAAGTTCCAGCAGACAAGAAAGAAGAATTTGACAAGGCAGTTGTTGAAAACTATAAGACTATTGCAGAAGTTAAAGGTCTTAATGATAAGCTGGAAAAAGTAACAGGTGAACGTGATACTTATAAAAATAAGTATGACACAGACATTCAGCAGAGAGATACAGACCTGAAAGATTTACAGGAAAAGCTCAAGAATGCTGGTGCTGATGCAGAGAAACTTAATACTTTGCAGACACAGTTCGATACCTTACAGACCAAGTATGACAATGCTAAGACAGACTATCAGAAAGCTCTTGATAAGCAGGCTTATGAGTATGCTATTAAGGAAAAGGTTGGTGATTTAAAGTTTTCAAGTAAATCAGCAAAGAATGCCTTTTTAACACAGGCATTAAATAAGAATCTTCCAATGGAAGGTGATGTTATTTTAGGCTTTGACGATTTTGTAAGTGCTTATACACAGAATGACCCAGATGCATTTGCTAAGCAGGAAGAAGATAAGCCAAAGCCAGATACAAAGCCGCAGTTCGGTGGTAAGTCTTCAGGAAAGGTATCTGATGGACAGCCTCCAGAAGAAAATATTAATGATAATAATACACCAGTAATCTGGTAGAAAAGGAGATTTTAAAAAATGGCAGATACAACAAGAATTCAATCTTTAAATGTATTACTTGACCCAACAGGAAAGATGCTTTTAAAGGAAGCATATGATGGTGTAATTGCTAATGTACAGAAAGGTACTATCAGCACTAAGATTAAGAACACAGACTTATCAGGTGACCCATTAGCAGGTACAGTAGAAGCAAAGAGATTTGCTAATGCTACATCTAAGGATTATGGAACAGCTAGAAGTGCTAATAAAGGTGATGCCGTAAAAGGTAAGACAGTAACAGTTCCTATTGACCAGGATAAGGAATTTGTTGAAGAAATTCAGCAGAAGGATATTCGTCTTTTAGGTGTTGACGGACTTATTGCTAAGAGAAGTGCTAATCACACTAGGAGAATGATTGCAGAGCTTGACGAAAAGTTCTTTGCAGAAGGTAAGACAGCAGGTACACAGTTCAAGCCAGCTTCAACTGTAACTAATATAGAAGCTATCGTAGAAGCGGCTATATTACAGCTTGAAACAACTAAGAATGAATATATTGACGGAATTGACAGGTCTATGATGTCTATCACATTTGACCCAACGACATATTCGGATATGAGAATGTATCTTGATACAGTGGTAAATACTAACGTAGACACAACAACAGAAGAGTTCGTTATGTTTCATGGTGTTAAGTGTTTCAGTTCTAACAGACTTCCATCAGGTGTCAAGTTTGAAATTATGATGGATGAATCTATTGCACAGCCAGTTAGAAGTGTACCTTATACAGCTGAGAGAATCCCTCTTTCAGAGGCTATGGCAGTTGAGATGTTCTTCTACTATGGCACTAAGGCAGTCACACCTGATACAATATTCTGGTATAATGGAGAACATCAGGAATAATTAAGGAGGATTATTATGGAGATTTTAATGCCTAATGGTAATGTCTTAGTTAATGATAATCCTGAAGTATATCAGGCATATCTTAATATGGGAGGTGTAGAAGTCAAGAAAAAGACTTCTACATCAACTAATAATAGAAAGAAGTCAGTTTCTAAGGTTGCCTCCGCCGAGGATTCTGAGTAAGTGAAAGGAGATGCACTTTATGAGTTATTTAACATTTGAAGAATATCAAGCGTTAGGTGGGAAGTGTACAGAAAGTGCATTTCCTAACTTACAATTTGAAGTAGAATCCAAACTTGACTATATAACAAGTAATAATTTATCAGCTTGTTTAAAAGAATTGGAAACAATTCCAGAAGCAGTCAAGAAGTTAGAAGTCAAACTTATTAATATATTACAGAATGTAAACAATGAAAGAGATACAAGTTTATCAAGTTACAGTAATGGAATAGAAACATTTGGATATGTTAATACATCCAGTGAAAATAATGTGGATTTAGAAGGACAGATATTGAATAGATTTAAGGAAATAGCTATGCAATATTTAAGTGCTTATCCACAACTTTTTTATAGAGGAAGGTATATTGATTATGCAAGGAACAATAACCCTTTTAAATAAATTAAAAAAGAAAGATTCCATTACTGGACTTGACATATGGTATAAAACATATATAGAAAATTGTGTATATAAAAAAGACAGAATATCTAATGTTAATAATAATGTTGTTGCAATGGGAGAAGAGTTCACAATACTCATTCCCTTTTCTAATAAATACCTTGCATATAAAGATTGGAAAGGATTAGAAGATAAGACAAATTATTATACATTGTCTCCTCAGGACATAATTATATTAGATATAGTGACTGAAGATGTTACAGCTAATAATATCATATCTATAAGGAACTTGTATGAACCTAATACTTGTGAAATAAGAAGTATTGAACAAGTGCAACAAAGACCTATGGTTAATTTTGAATTTAGGGTTGGTGGTATATAATGAAGATAACTGCTACATCAACTGTTAAAATGAAAACTCCTGATACTATAACAAAGAGATTTTGCAAAGATGATAAGGTAGGACAATTTTTAGCAGAAGAATGGGGAAAGATATTTAGAAAATATGTCCCTATGGATACTGGTACATTAAGTCAAAGCTATACGACCAAACCCTTTGAAGTATCATATAATCAGATATATTCGCACTATCAATGGAATGACATAAGCAAGAATGGAAATCCTTTGAACTATAATAAGGAAAAGCATCCATTAGCTCAATCACATTGGGAAAAAGCGGCAGAACGTGATTATGCAGATATTATAGCTGATAGTGTTAGTGAGTTTATAAGGAGGATGTGATGAACATATATGAAAGAATTTCAGATTGGCTTAAAGAATGTCCGGAGATTGGTTCATATGTATATTTTAATGTAATTCCATTGGAACCAGATACATCTTCTGTAACTTCTAATGCCGCCAGTACAATCTTAAACACTTATTTAGATGGAAGTAAAGAAGTACATCTATTATTTAATATAAATCTTGTGCAGGAATATGATGCAGGTGGAACAAGTGATTTAAACTTAGAAGCTATTAATGCATTTGATAATATAACAAGATTTGTAGAAATGAAAAATAATGCAGGAGAATATCCTGATTTAGATAACTATGTTGTTAATGAAATAGGTTCTACATATAAAGCACCTGAAGTATATATTACAGAAAATAATACACAGGTTGCAAGATATGAAGGACAATTTTATATAGAATATTTAGAAAGGAAAGGTGATTAAGCAATGGCAGATGCTATGACTAAACTTACAAGAAATCAGTATATTCCATTCTTAGATACCGCTAAAGATAGCACATTTGCAGCGAATACTTGGAAAAGAATTGATTATTCTACTATCTTTGAACTTACAGTAGGAGAAGTTGAAGAGGATATGGATTATATCTGTTATGAAAATGCTGTAACAGAAATCAATTCTAACAAGCCAGAACTTCCACAGGAAATTGCTTGCTATGAAGGCAATCCTATTTATGACTTTATGTTTGAACAGCTCTATAATCTCCCTACTGGAGCAGATGTTAAGGTTCCATTCTTAATGTGCTTTGGTGGAAAAGGTAAAAAAGCTTGGAGATGTATGGCTACAATCACATCAAAGGTACTTAATACAGTTGATGGAAAAATAACATTTTCTATCAAAATGGGTGGAGATATTGAAAAAGGTACTTATACGATTGAATCAGGTACACCAACATTTACAGCAAGTGTATCTGAAGCTTCTACAGCCGGTAACAAAGAAATTTAACATATAACAAGGAGGCATTTATATGGAATATTCAATTAATTATTTAGGTGATACTTATTATCTTCCTGCTTATACTTTCGGTATTGCAGATAAGATAGAAAAACAGGAACAGCTTAACACAGGAAATAGCAGGTTTCGTGATAAGTGTAAGGGAATGTATGACTTAATATGTGAGCTTATAGGAGATGATATTAAATCTGTTATAGGTGATTTTCAGTCCACAGACCCTAATGTATTAAATATTATATATCTTTCAATCGTTAGAGCTTATAACAAGCCAGTTTCAGATTTTAATCAGGAAGAAGCATCTATAGCACTTAACAATGAACAGCTTGATAAGATTATGCAGGTGTTATCAGCTATGGATAAAGCAAAGAATCTTAAGGTGATTAAATAATGATTGATTTAAGGGTTAAAGGCTTGCCAGACCACATCATAGTGGCAGGCAAGTCTTATTTTTTAGATACAGATTTTAGAGAATGGCTTGAATTTGGTGAACGATTAAAGAAAGATAATTGCACATTATATGATATGGGATTTGTCATAAAGGATATAACAGCTTTAGAATTAACACAACATATGGATGAATTTATTTCACAGTTAATAGGATTTTATAAGAATATTAACAGTACTCCAAATGATAGTACACAGGATTCTGAAGTTATTTTAGACTATATACAGGATGGTGAATATATTGTAGGTTCTTTTATGCAGGCTTATGGTATTGATTTAACTTCTTGTGATATGCATTGGCATATGTTTAAAGCGTTATTTATGTCACTTCCTGAAGATACTAAGATTAAACAGATTATGTCCATGAGAAGTTATAAGAAAGATAATACATGCTACGAAGAACAATGTAGAAAATTAAAACATATATGGAAGCTACCAACAACATTAAATACAGTAGATGAAGCATTAATGGATGATATTAATGCAGAATTTTATAACACATAAAAGGTGGTGATATAATTGGCAGATGGAAAAGTAACTATTCAAACAGACCTGGATGATAAAGGATTAAAAGAAGGATTAGAGAAAGCTAAAAAAACAGCTACAGAAGCTGGAAAAGATATAGCTAAGTCCTTTAATGATACAACTAAAAGCACTCAACAGGTCACATCCGCACAGGAGAAGTTAAACACTGCCACAGCTAAAGTTAAAGCACAAGCAGATACAACTGCTTCCTCTTTAAATAAAGAAGCATCTAATTTAAACAATGTAAAAACTGCTACTGAACAAGTTGCAAACTCTACAGAAAAAGCTAAGAAAAGTTCTGAGAATTTAGATACTGCTAATAAAAAGGTAAGTAAATCCACAGAAGATGTTGGAAATAAATCACAGGATTCTGCTAAAAAAGTAGAATCCTTTGGAAGTAAAGTAGGTTCAACTGCTAAGAAAATAGGTTCAGCAACTTTTAAAGGTGTTGTTGTAGGTGTAGGTGCGGCGGCATCTGCTGTGACTGGACTTGTAGGTGCGGCGGTATCAAGTTATTCCTCTTATGAACAGTTAGTAGGTGGTATTGATACATTATTTAAAGATTCTTCACAGAAATTACAAGACTATGCTAGTGTAGCATATAAAACAGCTCAGTTATCCGCTAATGATTATATGGAAACAGCTACATCTTTTGCCGCTTCTTTGTTACAAGGTTTGGAGGGTGATACGGATAAAGCTACAGAGTTAGCTAATAAGGCTATCATAGATATGTCTGATAATGCTAATAAAATGGGTACTTCTATGGAATCCATTCAATATGCTTATCAAGGTTTTGCTAAGCAAAATTATACAATGCTGGATAACTTGAAACTTGGTTATGGTGGCACTGCTTCAGAAATGGCTAGACTTGTTAAAGACTCTGGTGTATTAGGTGATGCCGCTGATGATTTAACTGCTAAGAACTTAAATGAAAAAGTAACATTTGACCAAATTATTGAAGCTATTCATATAACACAAGAAAGACTTGATATAACAGGAACATCCGCAAGAGAAGCCGCTACAACTATTGAAGGTTCTGTTAATATGATGAAATCCTCTTGGACTAATCTTGTCACAGGTATGGCTAGGGATGATGCCGACTTCCAGCAATTAATGGATGAATTTGTAGAATCTACAACTGCAACTGTTTCTAATATAATACCTAGGATAGAGATAGCTCTACAAGGTGTTGGAACACTTATCACATCATTATTACCAGTTATACTTAATGAAATACCTACGATTATCAATGATATACTTCCACAGTTTATTCAGTCAGGTGTGGATATGATTCAATCCATAATATTAGGTTTAACATCAAGTCTTCCACAAATATGGGATACGTTAGTATCATTATTGGATTATATGGTGCAAACTCTAATAGAAATAGGACCTACCTTATTAGAAAGTGGTGCAAATTTACTTTGGTATATACTAGATGGATTTATAGAAAAAATACCTGAAACTGTACCTACTATTTTAGATTTTGTACAGAATTTTGCAGATACCATAGCTTCAAAAGCTCCCGATATAATTCAAACTGGTTTTGGTATGCTTAATCAATTAGTTGAAGGAATTATATCTTGTTTGCCAATACTTATAGAAAAAGTTCCAAAAATTATAACTACATTTGCTAATATTATTAATGACAATTTTCCTACTATAATTGCTATGGGTTTTAGCTTATTATTAAAATTAATATCAGGTATTATATCTTGTATACCTACACTTATTGCTAATATACCCCAAATTATAGAAGCTATTGTAAGCTCTTTATTAGCTTTTAATTGGATTAGCTTAGGTGGAAAATTAATAACTTTATTAGGTGATGGTATTGAAGCAATGTTTAGTTTTATTGGTGGTATAGGTGAGGATTTATTAAATGCTATAACATCTCCATTTGAAAATGGATTCTCCGCATTATATGATATAGGTTCTAATCTTATTGAAGGTTTATGGAATGGTATTAGTGATATGACAGGTTGGATTGTGGATAAAGTTAGAGGTTTTGGAAGTACTGTATTAGATGGAATAAAAGACTTCTTTGGTATACATTCTCCATCAAGAGTTATGAAAGACCAAGTAGGTAGATATATAGCAGAAGGTGTTGGTGTAGGTTTTACTGAAAATGACCCAATGCAACAAATTACTTCTGATTTAACTAATGGATATAATACTTTACAAGCAAAATTAAATAGTGATATGCAAGCTGATATGAATAGAAGCTATCAAGCTATTTCAGAAGGTTCGGATGTCAATGTTAATGTTGTATTGGAGGGTGATGCTAAAGGCGTATTCAGGTTAGTTAAAACAGAAAATGATAATATTAAGAAATCTAATGGAAGAGGTGGTTTATAATGCTTGTAGAAATTAATAAGACTGATTATAGTAGATATCTTGTTAATGAATATGATATTAATGAATATAATGAGTATAATAGCTGGACTGATGGAAATGGAAAATTGCACAAAGATGTTACACGAACATATATACAAGGTACATTACATCTTAAACTCACTGAATCCGCTTATAACAAATTTCTAACAGATATACAGTCTGTTAAGACTGATAAGACATATACAATGAAGGTACATGTTAATAATTTAGCACAAGCAAAGGAAATAACAACATATATGGATTTTTATCCAGTGATAAAAAAAGATTTAACATCTGGGAAGATATATAGTATAATAGATATATCAATAGAACAAATGTGAGGTTAGTATGATTAAAGAAGAATTATTTTCCCTTTATAAAAAGGATGATGTAAAAAAGAATATAATCATAGAAATAGGTGATGATACATTATCTAATAATGACTTACATCAGGATAATTTCTCCTTATATGAAAGCATCTGTTCACAGGATAATTTAAGGTGGGGTGGTTGTGAATCTAGTTATATTAAATTTAGAATGAATAACCGCCACACCAAATTAAAAGGAAAAACAATAAAAGCATATCAAATACTTAATAATGATTCCACTTTAAAAATGCCATTAGGTACATTTAAAGTGGAGTCAGATACCCCAGCTTCTGATAAAAAGTATAGAGATATAACAGCATATGATATGCTTTATACTATGAGAAATAAAAATATGACTACTTGGTATAATCATATTGTTTTTCCAATTACAATTAAAAAATTAAGGGATTCCTTTTTTGAACAATTTGAAGGTGTAGAACAAGTAGATATAGAACTACCTAATGATAATGCTTATATATATCAAAGTACTTATGCCTCTAATGTATATGGAAGCTATGTACTATCCGATATATGTGCTATCAATGGATGTTTTGGAAAAATTAACAGAGATGGATTGTTTGATTATATATTTATTACAGCTGATAAAGATAAAGCCATCCAGGTAGAAGCAAATATTAGAAAAGATATATCTTATGAGGATTATGTTACCCACGACATTAACCAGATTAAATTAACACAGACAGATGTTGATGCTGATTTTTATTATGGTGATGGAGATAACAGCTATCCAATTTCTTTACAAGTTTTACAGGTTGGAGAAAATAAAGATACATTAACTACTTTATGTTCTAATATTTTTGATAAGATAGCACATGTTACATTCAGTCCTATTGATTTAAAAATAAGAGGAAATCCTTGTTTAGAAACAGGTGACTTCATTGTGACCTCTGGTTATGAAGGAGAACTAATATATTCTTATATACTTCAAAGAGACCTTGACATAGGTGGATTTGAAGAAATGACAGACGATTTACAATCAAAGGGTGCAGAAATATATACAAGAGATACATCCGATAATTCTATAGTCATTTATGATAATAGCAAAGATATTAATACGTTATATAAGAATAATTTCTATGCTTATACATTTACAAATGAGGAAGAATTTAATACATCTTCTACTAAAAAAATGATTATTAAATTTAACTTAGCCGCTACATCACAAGCAGATGTTATTTTTATTGCAACTATACCTTTCACATTAGATTCAGATGGATATGTGAGAGTTGATTACTATAAGGATGGAGCCATAGTTGATAGAGATTCTATAAGAAGTTATCATCATAAAGGTGATAATGAAATAACACTTACCAACTATATGACTATGGATGAAAATGGCAGATTGACATTAACAGTTTCTATAAATACAGAATATGTTGAAAGTATAGAAAGACAGCATACAGCTAAAATAATATCTTTCGAGAATTATATTAAAACTACAAAATATGAAGATACTGCTATTGATACAACTATACCAACTTTGAATATTCCTAAATACGGAATTAAAGCAATTTGTTTTGCTAAAGGACTTGCAGGCGGTACAGCTTGGGATGGAACTATCAATATTGCAGAACAAGTTCCAGCTTTCAGCTTATCAGGTGGTATCACAGTTAATACATTTAAAGATATATTATCTGTTAAAACTCAAATTCCTACATCAAGAGGTATTGTAGAAACAGTTAGTCCATTCACATTATCTGGTGGACTTGTATTTGCAGGTGCAAAGGATAGTATCAGTTTTGATAAAACAATTAAATTTTATAATATTGACGTATCAAAAGCTAACTTGTATACTTATAATAAGAATTATGTTCTTACAGATACAAAGTATGAACTCAAGACTGACTATATTTATAATGGAACAGAAGAATCTATTGATAGTGGTAGAATGTCAAGTGTAGAATTAGACTTTACACAGTTTGCAAGCGTTGAGGAGGTGACTATATCTAATGTCTAATTATAATAGCATAGATGATATAATTTCTTCAGGTATAACTAATTCAGAAACTTTGATAGATAATGTAAGTTATGATGATAATGCCTATACAGCACAAGGTGTTGATTGGTTTAATTTTAATTCTATTATTACATCTTCTATTTATATATCGGGCAATACTTGGTTTGGATTTGGTTCTAATTCAGAACATCTTAAAGTAAATAGAAGAGATACTAAGATGTGGTATTTATACAGAGAAGAAGGAACTTTATATAATTATTATAATTTTTTAAAATTTAGGTGGAGTGGGTATAGTCAATATAATAATACATCCGAATCATATAAATTAACCTATGATGTGATTTTATTTAGTACTGGGGATATTTTTCTTCATATGGTAGATATTCCTAGTTCTAATTATGATGGAACATTTCAGTTAGTCACTAATAATCAAACTTACACATATACAGCTCCTACAATAGATACACCTAATGTATCATTTATCAGACAACCTAACGATACATATATAATTAGTTATGATATACCTAATATTCTACCACCTTATGACAGAAAATATCTTGTCTATGATACAACTACAAATAAGTATTATAATATTGTTGATAATGCTTTAAATGAATTGACTATAACAGAAGTAACATCAGAAAATCTTAAAACTTATGGATTTGATGAACCACCTACATATAATATATTAAAGACATTAACTAAGCCTAAGATATATTATTGGCAGGATAGTGAAGATGTTTTACCAGCATTAAAAGCAAATGTTTTAGCTACCCCTCCACAACAAACTATTATAACTGACGATATAGATATATCTGATAAAACTATAACAGGTATAGAAAAAATAACAGCTGAATATACTGGTGACCCTCATGTGGCTTGTAGCTTTGATAATGGTGTAACATGGAAATTATATAATGGTGTGAGTTGGGTTGTATTAAGTGAAAATGAAACTGGAATGACAATGGAAACATTATTAGCAATAACTACAGAAAACTGGACACAAATACTTCAAGGATTAACATCATTTAAAATACGATTTACATTATCAAATAAAAAAGATACAGTTACTAATATGATTATAAACTTTACTAATTAAAGGAGGTTATATATGTTAAAAGGACATACTAAAATTGAATTGAAGAATGAGAAAACTGGAGAAATACAGGTTGTTGAAAAGAATAATATGGTTACTGATGCTATCCAAGATTTATTTGATTGTAGATTTGCTACACTTAATCCTTATATATTTAATATGTCTAATATGTCAGATGGAAATATACTTCCATTATGTCCTAATGCAATAGGTAGTATTTTATTATTTGAAAAACAGTTAGATAATGATAAAGATAATATTATAGCTCCTATAGATAACACTTGTATAGGATATGCTTCTAATGATGTTAATACCACTCAAAACACAAAACGAGGTTCTATGAATCAAACAGAATCTGGTCCTATTGAAAATGGATATAAGTTTGTATGGGACTTTAGCACAAGTCAAGGAAATGGTGAAATAAGTGCTGTTGCACTAAGTCACAAATTAACTGGAATTAACTATATTGGTGATACATTTGGTAATTCTAGAAATATAGTTCAAAGCGTAGGTTCTGTTGATTTAACCATACAATCTAATAATCCCTTAAATATAACAGACCCAAGTGATTTAATAACTAGCATAGTTGAATTTAATATACCGGAATCAAAAGTAATTGGTTTAATTATTAAAGATAATATTATTTATATTGTAAATATAAATATAATAGGCACTAAAGTTACATTAACAAATGACATTAATAATTTTCAATATACAGAGCTACATAAGTTATCTAATACAACTTTTGCATCTATAAGTACTGCATATCATAATTTAATAGATGGGAAAAATGGTTATTGGTATATATTTGAAATATCCGGAACATCTATTAACTCTGAAAGTAATACATTATATTGGATAAAAATTAAAAAAGATGATTATAGCTATACAGAAGGTAATATGGTTATGACTGAGAAATTGCAAAATGACCATCTAAGATTTGCTCAAATGTCAGATGAAGAATATTTATACATTATGTCTATAACTAAGGATAAGTTTATAAAAATTAATCTAAATAATTTTCAAGACATTACACAAATACCACTAGGTTTTACTTCAAAATTTACGTCTGGAGATTCAGGCTGGGCGGACGTCGCTAATAAAATGTGGAAATACTATAATTATTTTGTATGTTCAGATTTTATTTTTGACCCGAAGACTGATATTGCATATCAAAAACAAAATTGTATGAATCCACTGTTTACAAAGATAATTGCACAAAATAAATTATATAACTTGGCTTTTTATTATAACAATAATTCATATGCACGTAGACTTTATTATTGCTTGTTACCATATTATCTAGCAACAAAAAATAACTTAGATACACCAGTAACAAAAACATCTGAACAGAGTATGAAAATAACCTACACATTAACAGAAGAATCTTAAAAATAAAAGTGTACAAATAGTTTACAAAAAATGTAAACTGTATTATAATGTAAATATCATTAAAGAAAGGAGGATTAGGAATGGAATTTCCAGTAGTAGAAACCAAGTATCAGCACGTTAATACGTTTGTTAATACTTTAGCTCCTATTATATGTAATGAGTGGCTAAGACGTAGACACAGTGGTGATAAAACTATAAGTCCAGCAGTTGTTATTGCTCAGGCTTGTGTAGAATCTGGATACAATCTTAATGCAAGTACATTGTTTGGTATAAAGGGTGAAGGTATTATATCCAACACAACTGAATATATAAACGGACAGTATATCAACATTGTAGATAGTTTTCAGAAATTCAATAGCCTTGCAGAAGCGGTTGTTGGTTACTATGACCTTATGCAGTGGGATAACTATGATGATGCTACTTCACAGAATACTGTTGAAGGAGAATTAGATGGTTTGACTAATGATATAGGTTACGCTTATGCCACAAGTCCTACATACTATGATACTTGTCTGTCTGTTATAAATAATTTTGGACTTAGAGTGTTCAATGATTATGTTGAATCCTTTGATGTTACGGAAGCTCCAGAAGATACCTCTACAATAGATACGAAGATAAATGTTGATGAATCAGGAAAATCTAATGAACAGATTGCTGATGAAATGTATCTTGGATTATGGGGTGTTGGAGATGATAGGAGAGAAAGAGTAACAGCCGCAGGATATGATTGGAGAGCTTGTCAGGATATTTTAAATGACAAATATTATCCAGATAATACAAGTGATGAAGATAATGATGACACAGCTCCAACATTAGAAGAAGGACAGGATGTAAGATTCACAGGAACTTGTGATTATAATGGTACACCATTAAAGTATACAGATAGACCTTATCAGATTTATAGCATTGATGGAGATAGAGTTGTTTTAAGTATATATGGAGAAGTATATGCCGCTGTTAATATTAGTGACGTAGAAGCCGCTTAAATGAAAACAGGTAACGCATATGAACAGATAGTTTCAGGTAGTCAAGTCAGATTACCTGAAACTAATTATATATATGATGTTGGCGAAGTATATAAAGAAACAGCTAAACTCTATCTTGATGGAAAATATGTAGGAACTTATAAATTGAATATTCTGGAAGTTATTTAGAAAGGAGGATATATGGAATTTTTAAATAACTATATTAACCTTGTTATCTTAGCTATATGTTTAGGTGTAGGCTTTATTCTTAAATCTGTCATCAAGACAGATAAGATTAATGACTATATTCCATTAGTTGTCGGAGTACTAGGTATTGTATTAAGTGCTTGGATAAGTCATACATTTACCCCAGATGTTATAGCGATTGGAATAACAAGTGGATTAGCTAGTACAGGTCTATATGAACTGTATAAGAATTTTATTAAGAATTTTAAGAAAGGTTAGGTCTATGTTCTCATCTATTATATGTTCAATCATAACAGGAGGACTTGCGTTGATTGGTGTCATTTACACATCAAGAAAACAGCATGATTTAACTATCAGTGAAGTTAGAACAGAAATAGCCTTGATTAAAAAAGACATATCCACTTTAGATGCTAGTGTTAAAAAGCATAATAATGTTGTAGAAAGGATGTATGAAGCAGAAAAAGCTATTTCTGTTATGCAAGAAAGGCAGGATGTTGCTAATCATCGTATCAGTGATTTAGAGGAGGATAATCATAATGGAAGATAACTTAGCACTTGAACTTCTACATGAAGTCAAAAGAACTGGCAAAAGATATTTTATATTATTTATCATCACTTTGATTTTGTTATTTGCTTCCAATGCCATATGGCTATATGCTTGGTGTTTACCAACAGAACAGACAGTTACAGAAGTAACAAGTGATGATGGCAGTAATGCTAATTATATTGGTGGAAATGGAAGTATAGACAATGGCGGCAACAATTAAAGTAACAACAATTAAAAGAAGAGGACGTCCTAAGGGAAGCAAGGATAAAAAACCTCGTAAGCGGAGAAGTTAATATGACGATATCTAATTTCACCAAGAAAGAACTTGATTATTTAAGAGAACAATGTAATTTTGTTAATTTAGAAATCCCTATCTTTGAACAACGTGCTAAAGGTGAAACTTTAGAACATATTGCAGAGGAACTTAATATATCAAGTGATTATGCTAGAAAGCTAAGCCAGAGAGTAAATAAGAAAATAATTAAAGTCTTATAAAAATATATCATAACACATTTAGAACACATTCACTACATTGTGAGTGTGTTCTTTTTTATTTACAATTAAACTATAAGAAAGGAGTATAAGATATGAAAAATGCTAGAGTTATTTTAGATGAACTTATAAATAGTCCTAAACTACAAGGTATATCTATACTCCACATATGTAGAATATTTATGGTTTTATTAGAAATAGAGGAGAAATATGATGATAAATCCAATGACACTTGACCCTATATCATTAGTACAATATCACTTATATCTTAATGAATTTATTAGAAGGGAAGGCAAGAAAGATGTATCAAGGAATGAACAATCCAATGATGAATTACAATCCGTATATGAATTATCTAAACACAATAAATAATTCTAATAATGTAGGTTCCAATTATAATATGCAACCTACAACATTAACAAGAGTCACTGGATTAGAAGGTGCAAAGGCTTATCAAATGCCTGCTAATAGTACAGTAGCACTTTTTGATAATAATGAAGATGTTATGTATATCAAAACTACTGACGGAGCAGGATTTCCTACTATAAGGGCATTTTCTTTTAGTGAAATAACTACACAATCTCAAACTTCACAGAATATTGATTATGTGACAAGAGATGAGTTCAATCAGTTAAAGGAGGAATTATTAAATGGCAAGCAGTCTATTCAACAATCAGCAGACCTTGACACAGCAAGGGTTAAACAATCCAATATTAAACAGAATAGCACAAATGAAAAATATGCTAAAAATAGCTAATAATCCAGAACAAGCTCTAATGAATATGGCTAAAAATAATCCTCAACTACAAGAAGTTTTCAATATGTGTAGTGGTCAGAATCCTAAAGATGTATTCTATCAAAAATGTTCACAAATGGGAATTGACCCTAATCAAATTTTAGGTATGATGAAATAGCTTAATGCTTTTCATAATAAATATTTTTTAGAAAGGAGATACAGTTATGGACACAGGAGTATCTTTAGCAGACATTGCCGCCGTTACAGATAAAAATGATGGTGGAATGTTTGGTGGTGCAGGTGGAGGCGGAATGTGGATTTTCGCTTTACTTATTCTTTTACTTATTGGAGGAGGAGGTTTCTTCGGTGCAGGTAACAGAGGTCCTATAATGAATGGTGAGCCAGTTACAGAAGCAGGACTTTGTAATGCTATGAACTTCAACAATCTTGAGAATGCAGTTGGCAGGCTGAATGATAATGCTCAGCACAACTATCAGGGATTACAGAACGGAATCTGTAATTTAGGTTATGAAACTCTTCGTAACTTTGGTACTACTCAGAATCAGATTGCTGATTGTTGTTGCACAACACAGAGAGCTATTGATGGTGTTAATTACAATGGTGCTATCAATACTGCCGCTATTAATGCTAATACAACAGCTCAGACACAGAAAGTTCTTGATGCTATTCAGCAGAATAAGATTGAGAGCCTTCAGTCACAGGTTAATCAGTTACAGCTTCAATCAGCTATGTGTGGTGTAGTTAGATATCCTAATGCAACAACATACACAGCAGGATATAGTCCAATATTCACTAACGGATGTGGCTGTACATGTGCGAACGTATAAAAGTGAATAATTAAAAATAGAGCATATTAGTATGTCAATCAAAGGGTGCTAATATAGCACCCTTTTTAAATGAAAGGAGAATAAACAATGTTAGAAGCATATTCAAAAAATCAAACAATTCCTGCAACTTCAGGAGTTATCCCTTTTAATAGTGTTACATTAAAAAAGGGATGCACAGCTGAACTCACTGGAACAAATACAATTCAGCTTAATAAATGTGGTGTATATGAAGTATTATTTAATGCAACTGCACTTGCTACTGCGGCAGGAAATATCACAGTTAGTATGACTAAAAACGGAGTAACACAGCCACAAGCTACAAGAACTATAACAGGTGCAACAGTTGCAACATCTGTAAATGTTCCTATATCTACACTTGTACAGGTGACAGATAATAATTCTTGTAAATGCTGTGATTCTCCAACAATCTTACAGTTTGTTAATACCGAAGTAGCTTGGACAGGTGATGTAGATGTTGTGGTGACTAAGATATGTTAAATTTTAGTGAGGATGAACAGTTTTCTATAATGGATATATTGAATATCATTTCTTTCTATATAGGTCTTAAGAATCTTGATTTGAATTTTACACAGGACACAGCAGGAAAAATGTTGGATATAGCAGTAAATGATATTCATTCTCACTTAAAAGAGCAGGATGAAAAAATTGACTTAATTCTTAAAAAGTTAGGAGTTGATAATAATGAAATTAAGTAATTCCATAAATGATAATATGTCACCTAGTCAGATTTATGCTGAAATAAACAGAAGACAGATAACTGCTATGATGTTACATAGAGAATTATCTGTTATGTTTAGTTTCCTTGGATTACAAGGCTTTAAACGCTGGCAGGAATACAGATATAAAAAAGAATCGGATGAAAATATAAAAATGCATTTCCATTTTATTGATTATGATAATCATTTGATTCCTGATATGAATGTAGAAGCTATTCATATCATTCCTAATGATTGGTATAATGCAGAAAATCTTAATGTAAGTGCCAACACAAAGAAGTCTTATGTTAATAGAGCTATGTTAGAATGGCAAGAATGGGAAGAAGAAACAAAAGAAGTATTAGAACATTATTATATGATATTATTAAAGCAAGATAAGGTATGTGATGCTGAATATGTTATGTGTATGCTTAAAGATACAAGTAAGGAACTTAAAAAGCTGGAAAGATGTATGAATAAATTAAAACTTGTAGATTTTGATACTGTTTATATAGCCGAAATACAGGAAGAGCTACATAATAAGTATAAGAAAAAGATGGGTGAATAATTATGACATTTCAACAATCAATTCCTTTAGCCAAACAATTAGCAGAAAATCAACTCACCAAAGGCTTTGATGTAGAAGCATTTTTAATATTAGCAGAAATACAAAGAATGGGTGATGTTGATTTGGTTCCTGAAAGTAATGTAGATGAAACCATAACAGATATACAAGGATTATTTATTAATTATATGCATAATAGAAGTGTAGATAATTTGGAAATATTATTATCTACTATTCGTAAGATGTTAAGTGAATTATATATGTCTTGTACAGAGTCTGAAAGAGATATATTTAAAAAGCATTTAATATCTTTGCAAAATATACCACAATCAAATATTGTATAAGAAATAAAGGGGATTTATTCTCCTTTATTTTTTTTTTTGAAAAAATTACAAAAAGACTTGACATATATGTTTGTATGTATTACAATACAAATATGTTAAAGAAAGAGATTAAAAAGGAGGAATTAGTAAATGATTAAAATACATATTGGAGAACCTGACAAGCTCTCCAACAATATTTTAGTAAAAAAGAGTGCTTTTGTATCTTTTGATTATAATCCGGATATTGTGAATTATATCAAGCAGATGGGAACAAGAGTATATAATCCGGATAATCATACTTGGGAAATGCCAGTTAATAATATTATTGGATTGTGTAATAAGTTTGAGAATGAAGAAATTCAAATATCCGGAATATATGAAGATTTACACAAGCAAGAATTTGAGGTTGATATTCCAAAGGATTTTAAGTTTAAGACAAAGCCATTCAATCACCAGATTGATGGTGTAAGATTTGGTTTGAATAAAAAGAAATTCCTATTATGTGATGACCAAGGACTTGGAAAAACAAAGCAGATTATAGATTTTGTAGGTTGTCTTGAAAAAACAGATACAATCAATAAAGTACTTATAATTTGTGGTGTTAATTCCTTAAAATATAACTGGCAGTCAGAAATTGGAATACATTCAGATGAAAAGGGATGGGTACTTGGTACACGTTTTAGAAAAACAACTGGAAAGGCTTATGAGGGTTCAACAAAAGATAAACTTGAAGATTTAGACAATCTTCCTGATTGCAGATACATTATTACTAATATTGAAACATTAAGAGCTGGAGCTGAAAAGATAAGTAAAAGCAAATATCATTTTCCAGTCGCAGAAAAGTTACAAGAACTTTGTAAAAAAGGAATTATATCAGTTATAGCTTTCGATGAGTGCCACAAGTCAAAAGACCCTACATCTTTACAAAGCAGAGCTATGTCGTTGTTATCTGCTTCATACATGGTGGCTATGAGTGGTACTCCATTAATGAATAATCCACTTGATTTATATTTCCCTTTGAATTGGCTTGGTTATGAAAAGCATAGCTTCTATCAATTCAAACAGCATTATTGCACATTAGGTGGATGGGGTGGTTCACAAGTGGTTGGATACAAGAACCTTGAGGAAATTAGAGCATTGATGGATGAAGTAATGCTTAGAAGATTAAAAACAGAAGTTCTTGACTTACCTGAAAAACTTAGAAAGATTGAATATGTAGATATGACAGCTAAACAGGCTCAGATATATAAGGAAGTATATATGGGAGTTATGAATGAATTACAGAAAATTAAGTTTTCAAACAATCCATTATCTATGATGATTAGATTAAGACAAGCTACAGGTTGGACAGGTATATTATCACAGACAGTTCAGGAATCAGCTAAAATGGATAGAATGGTTGAACTTATAGAAGAAATAAGTGCAAGTGGACAGAAAGCTATTGTTTTCAGTAACTGGGAATCAATGACAGAGATAGCAAAAGAAAAGTTAAAGTCTTATAATCCTGCATATATCACAGGTAATACTAAGGCAGATGATAGAATGAATGAAGTTACCAGATTTCAGACTGATAAGAATTGCAAAGTTATAATTGGTACTATTGGAGCAATGGGAACAGGACTTACATTAACCGCCGCACAGAATGTTATATTTTTGGATAGTCCTTGGAATATGGCATTAAAAGCACAGGCAGAAGATAGAGCACATAGAATAGGTACGCAAGGAACAGTCAATATTATAACACTTGTATGCAAAAATACCATTGATGAACGTATTGAGGAATTAGTAGAAAAGAAAGGACAGATTGCAGATGCTCTTGTTGATGGAAAAATAAGTGTTGATGATATTAATTTCTTATTAGGTTAACACTTTACATTTTATTTTATATGTGTTACAATACAATATATATGAAGGGAGGTGAAACCAATGGAAAAGTTTTCCACAGCAAGAACAGCACAGATTCTTGACATATCTACAACTACTTTAAAAAGATGGTATAAGTGGTATGAAGACCCAAATTATACAAAGCCTTTAGGTCTTAAACTACCTACTTACACCACAGATAATAGAGGTACTAGATTTTTCACAATGGAAGCTATACAGCAACTTGAAGATTTTAAGAATAAGTTACAGTCTGAATATAAAGGATGTATGGCAGAATTTAATGCCTATTATCAATGGGGTAGACGTGGAACTAGAATAATGAAGAATAAGGAGTTAAAGAATAATGAGTAGAAGAAATGGCTTTAATATTTCTGCTTGTATAGATTCATATAAGCAGAATAAAGACTTAGAAAATAAGTTAAAAAAATCTAACACTGAAGCAGGTAACTTAATTAAGCAGTATTTTAATGAAAAAGGCATAACTACTGCCAGCAGTGATAATTATACTGCTACAGTTACAACCACAACAAAATCAAGTCTTAATGAAGATTTGGCAATAGAAATTATTAAAGAAAATCTTGATGGAGCTTTGCTTCATTCTGTTATAAAAACAAAAGAGTATATAGATGAGGATGCTCTTGAAAAATTGGTATATAACGGAGATTTTAATATAAATGCATTATCAAAAGCTAAGATTGACACAGTTACACAGACCTTAAGAATTACAAAGAAAAAGGAGGACAAGTAAATGAAGGTATGTAAGTATGCAGGAGATGTAAATGATGAGTATTGCAAGAGCTGTGATGGTATTATGATGGAGGTTGAAGGAAAAAAAATATCTTGTGAGGATTGTGCAGGATATGAAGCAGGTGATGTAGATGTTGATACAGATACAGGTGAAGTCACAGAAGAACCTATGAATCCACCAGTTGAAGAACCTAAAAAAGAAGCTAAATCTAAGACGACACAGAAAGCTAATACAGCTACCAAACCTAAGCAGGTAATAAATACTACAACTAAATCAAAAACAGCTGTAAATGAAGCTTCTAACAATACAGAAAAAACAGATAAAGAGGTTGTTAAGGTAGCAGAAGAAAAACATAAGGAAGAAGAATCTGAATATACTCCTACAGGTATTCAGGTAACATCCTTAAGATATACATCAGGAGCTACAATTAAGAAAGGTGATAATTACTTTAAATTTATTGCAGAAGAAGAGTGGGATGTATCACAGGCTAAGCAGGATATTCAGGATGTAAGAGAACAGTTATGGGCTAAACTCAATGCAGAAGTAGATGCTCAGATTGAAGAATTAAATTCAATGAATTAAGTGTTGTAAAATAATTGTGTGTATGTTATAATATAGTTGCGAGTTGAATATTGAATAATTTAATAAAATAACAATTATCCTTGTTATAAATAGGTGTGTCTTTATACACACAACTAACTTTTTATTCAACTCGCAACTGACTAAAAAGAAAGGCACATCTATTTATAACAAGGATTTTTTAATGTAAGGAGAATGTCTATATGATTAAAAATGAAAATTTTATCACAATACAAGGTTGGATGCTCAATGAATTAAGATTAAAAGGTAATGCTCTACTTGTATATGCAATAATATATGGTTTCTCACAGACTGAAGATTGTGAGTTTACTGGCAGTGCTAGTTATTTATGTGCATGGTGTGGATGTTCAAGACAAACAATTATGACAACCCTTAATAAACTTGTTAATGAAGGATTAATTATAAAAAAAGAAGAATTTAAAAATAATATCAAGTTTTGTTCATATCGTGTTAATTTGACAGGATGTCAAGATTCTTTACAGGGGGGTGTCAAAAAATTTGACAGGGGGGTGTCAAAAAATTTGACAGGGGGGTGTCAAAATTCTTTACATAATAATATAGATATAAATAATAGAAATAAAACTATAGAAAATAATATAGATAAAAAAAATTCTAAAAAAAGTTCAACAATTTCAAAACTTGTTATAGATTCTTGTTTAAAAAATGATATAGAAGATGATGAAAGTATAGAATTAATTGAACAGTTTTTAGAAGAAATGAAAATAAAAACAAAAGGAGCTATAGAAGCTAATATAGCAAAAATAGCAGGAAAAGATTATACAACAATTAAAAAATGTATAGATACAAGTTATCAAAGAAACTATAAATATATAACACCACCTGAATGGTTAGTAGATATTCATAAGAAAAAAACTGTATCAAGTGATTTGATACTTAATGATACAACAACAAAAGAGGGTAGAGAAGAAATACGTCAAATGAGGGATAATGGAACACTTATGAAATTTTAAAGGAGGCATTTATATGAAAGGTGATATAGAATTTTTAAAAGAGTTAGTATTGCAGGAAATACCTGCCGAACCTTGTGGAAAACATCATAAAAATATAGCTTTTAATACAGGTCTTAATTGCCGAGATGTTCGTATCCTTATACAAAAATTAAGAGATGATGGATATCCTATATGTGGAACACCTCAGGACGGCTATTGGATAGCCAGATATAGTGGTGAGCTTAATATAACGATTAAAACCTTACAGAATCATTGTGATAGTGCTATGACCACTATGAACGCACTTATAGAAGCTCAGAAACAGTTACAGAAGCAGGAGGCTTTAAATAATGGATATTAATCATTGTTGGTATAAAAGAGTATGTACTAAGAAATGTTCTGAAAACTGTATAAGATACAGACTTATGTATTCTCTTTTTAATCAATCACAACTTCCTGAATCTTTATGGGAATATAAAGATTTAATGTGCAAACAAGATGGAGATATGAAAGCATTTAGAACATTAAGTGGTATATCCAGTAATATGGAAGATTTTGTAAAGCAAGGACATAATCTATATATTTATTCAGAAAATCCAGGAAATGGCAAAACAAGTTGGGCTATACGTTTGATGTATGCTTATTTTGATAAAATATGGCACAGAAGCTGTTTAGATTGCAAGGCTTTATTTGTTAATGTACCAACATTTTTATATAATTGTAAGCGTTCAATTTCACAGGACGTAAAAGGCTTTGAGGAGCTATGTAACCTTATATCTACTGTTGATTTGGTTATATGGGATGATATTGGAGAAGGTGCTGTGAGTGGTTATGAACATCAAATATTACTACAATATATAGATGGTAGGATAAATGCAAGAAAAACAAATATATATACAAGTAATAAGAATGAAGAAGAGATTAATAATGTACTTGGTACAAGATTAGCAAGCAGGGTGTATAAATGTTCAAATGTTATAGAATTTGTAGAAAATGATAAAAGAGGTATACTTTAATGGTTGAATTACAAATAATCAATAAAATATTAAAGGATAAAGATATATCTATACTTGCTAATAACGATATTACAAGGGATTATTTTAATCAGTATCAGGAAGAATATGATTATATAATGGAACATAAACAAGAATATGGAAATGTTCCAGACCTTGAAACATTTATAGCAAAATTTCAAGATTTTGATGTAATTAATGTATCTGAAAGTACAGAATATCTTGTTAATACATTTAGAGAAGAATATTTATATTCACAATCTGTTCCAGTACTAACTAAAATGTCTACATTATTACAAACAGATTCTTATGCCGCTGTAGATTATCTTAAAAAAGAAATACCTAATTTAAGGATAGAAGCTGGACAGAAAGGTATTAATATCATATCTAATGCTAAAGATAGATTAGAAGAATGGAAAGAAACAAGAGAAAATAAAGATACTTTCTTTATACCAACAGGATTTCAAGAGATAGATGAAGATTTAGGTGGATGGCATAAGGGAGAGGAACTTGTAGTTTTATTTGCGAGAACAGGACAAGGAAAATCTTGGATATTAATTAAAATGTTAGAACACGCTTGGAAGATGAATTTAAGTTGTGGGTTATTAGAACCGGAGATGTCCGCTAATAAAACAGGATATAGATTTGATACATTACATCAACATATAAGTTCACAAGCTTTATATAGAGGAGAAGATATACAAGGATATGAAAGATATATAAATAAGTTATCAGAAAGTAATATTCCTTTTTATGTAACACATCCAAAAGATTTTAAAAATAATGTGACTGTATCAAAATTAAAAAGCTGGGTAGAATCTAATAAATTAGATATATTAGCAATAGATGGCATATCTTATCTTAAAGATGAACGAAAACAGAGAGGTGATAATAAGACAACTGAACTAACACATATATCAGAAGATTTAATGCAGTTAAGTATTGATTTACATATTCCAGTTTTAGTTGTTGTGCAGTCCAATAGAGAAGGACAACTGAATGAAGATTTAGATTTAACTAATATACGTGATAGTGATGGTATAGCTTATAATGCTTCTATCGTATTATCTATCCAACAGAAAGAAACTGGCTTACAAATACAGAATATTAAAGCAAGAAATAGTAGAGTAGGTATCAAGTGGGTATATATGTGGGATACTGATAAAGGTACTTTTGATTATATACCTCAACCAGAAAAAGGTGAAGAAGATGAAGAGAAAGCAGAGAATTTAAGGCGAAGTTTTAAAGATAAAGAAGAGGAGGAATATTAAATGATATTTGTAATTGATAATTTAAAATATGATACAGATAAAATGGAATTGATTTCTGAAAAATGCGATTATAATGATAACTGTATATTTCAAATATTTCAAACTAAGATTTGGAGAAGTAAGAAAGGTAATTGGTTAGTGACTTATACTAAACCATTTTCCTCTACTATTTTTGCAGAAAGCTTAACTGAAAGTGAAGTTAAGTGTCTATTGTTGAAGTATGATTTATCAAAGTATGAAGAGCTATTTGGAAAGATTGAGGAGGCATAAACCTTGATAAAGCTACAAGATACAATTATACAATCTGATACCCAATCTGTCTTAGATATGCTTAAATTTGACCTTGCACAACACGGGGTAGATAGATTTCATATTTTCAGAAACAACGGAGAAAATGTGCAGACGAATTGTCCTTTTCACAAGAATGGACAAGAACGAAAGCCGTCTTTTGGTGTAAATGGAGAAATTGATAAATGTCACTGTTTTCAGGCAGACACAAAAGTCATTACTAGAAGTGGGGTAAAATCAATATCCAGTTTGTGTGACAAGGCTGTTGATATTATAAATGGAAATGGTAATTGGGAAACCGTAATATTTAGAAACTACGGAAAACAACGACTGATGAAACTTACACTAACTGCAAATGAAAAAGAACGTATAATCTATACAACTCCAGAACATGAGTGGATTGTGAAAAATCGCAAAAACAAAATACAAACAAAAGATTTAAAAAATTGGATGTATTTAGATAAAATTTTACCAAAAGTAAATGAAGAACTAATTCCCTCTATAGATGGGATTGTACACGGATTTTGTTATGGTGATGGTTGTATGACTGGTCATCATAGAAAGTATCAATATAGATGTTTCTTTTATAATAAATCAGATTTAGGAATATCTAAATATTTTGAGCATTTAGGTAATATTAAAAAATCAATAGCAGGAAATGGAATAGAATATGATTCTATATGTTTTAGTTCATATAGAAATTTAAAAAAAGTTCCAGACATGAATATAGAAACCGATGAATACTTATTGGGTTTTTTAGCTGGTTATTTTGTAGCCGATGGAAATGAAAGTAATGGAGGTTTATCCTTATATTCTGCAAAAAAAGAAGATATTTTAAAGATAAGAGATATTTTTGTTCACTTGGGCATAGCAACTTTTAATATTGGAACTTCTAATATTAAAGCAGGCAACAGAGGATGTTTGGTTGTAAAAAATGATACTAATGCATATACTTTACGAATCGTTAAAAATAATGTTCCACAATCATTTTTTATAACTGCTAAAGGAATTAAAAATAAATCATCCTATGATGGGAGATTAAGACATAAAGTAGTTTCTGTTGAATATACAGACAGATATGAAGATGTGTATTGCTGTCAAACATCCACACATTCATTCGCACTTGACGGTTATATTTTAACAGGAAATTGCTTTGCTTGTGGCTGGGCGGGTACAATAGAGGAAATGATATCCGAATTATATGGATATCAAGATGAAGGAAAATTTGGAAAAAGATGGCTTATAAAAAGATTTAATACTGTTGAAATTGAAACAAGACCAAATATAATGGAGGGATTTAATGCAAGGAAAATCAATTTATCCAGAGGAATTTGTAAAGGCATTGAAACAGCATCAAAAGGAAAATCCGGAGAAATGGGAAAAGCTGGACAAGGAAATGAATATGAAAAGAAAAGTGACTTGGAAGAAGGAGATAAAACAGTTATTACAGAAGAAGAATTAGACAAATATAGGTATATACATCCTTATATGTATGAAAGAGGATTGACTGATGAAATTATAGAAAGGTTTGATATAGGATATGACAAAGCAAGAGATGAGATTACATTCCCAGTTGCAGATTTGTATGGTACAGTTAGATTTATTGCAAGCCGAAGTGTTAAAAACAAGTTTTTCAGATTGCCAAGAGGAGAAGATAAACCAATATATCAAGGATATAGATTCGTTACTGGAATGTATAGAACGGCTTATATCACTGAATCATTCTTAAATTGTTTGACCTGCTGGAAATATAATAAGCCTGCTATGGCTATGATAGGAACAGGAAATAAAAAGCAGTATGAAATATTAAATAAGTTACCAGTTCGTGAATATATTCTTGCATTTGACCCTGATGAAGCAGGAAGAAAAGCAACAGAAAGATTTAGAAAGAATGTACACGGAAAGATAATAAAAGAACTTGTATACTCAGATAATCGGGATATAAATGACTTGCAAGAAGAATTTCTAAGATGCAAAATAATTTTTTGAAAAACTATTGACATTTTTACTTTTATGTATTACAATATAGCTACAAGTTAAGAAATACATAGAAAGGTAAAAGGTGATTGATATGTATGATACAATATTATCAAGAAGTAGGCATTTATATAAGTGGGTTTCCGATAATAAGGTTATTGCAGATGGATTTACAAGTCAGAAAAAAGCTATGGATTGGTTAAAAGCCAATAATCTGAAAGGAACTGGTTGTACATTATACGCTTATAAGAAATGATATACAAATGAATATAAAAATCAATGTGAAGCGATAACACATAAAACACTAATATATCAATACGAGGAATTGAGGTAGGTTGAGGTGAATGTAGTATTGATATATTATAGCCTTTTCACCAAGTGGTAAGGCACAGGATTTTGATTCCTGCATTCGTTGGTTCGAATCCAACAAGGGCTGTTTACCATTTCCCCGAATGGTAAAATAGAATGATTTTGTTAGGTTTTCATCCTTAATTAAATTTCTATCCTGGCAGTCAAAAAGAAGTAAAGCACCTGATATAGCAAAATGCGGTGATTGGGATAGTGACAGGAATAAAGCTGGGAATACTGTTAAATACTTGGAGTATAGTATAGATGGCGAGTGCGTGACCAGCTGACAAGGTGTAGGTTCGATTCCTACTACTCCAGATTATAAGATATTAAATCTTATAAGAAACTAAAAACACTAAAACAATTAAGAAAGGAAAAAAGTATGGGAAGAATTAACTATGATGATGTAGACAAGTACGGAGGTTCAGACAGTGAATTTTTAAAACTTGAGAATGATGGTGATATGGTAACAGCACAGCTTCTTGTATCTGATATGGAAGATGTTGATATTTATGCTTGTCATCAGGCTATTGTTGGCAAGTGGGATGATGGAAATGATAAGACAAGATTTGTAAATTGTCTGAGAAACTATGATGACCCACTTGATGTATGCCCTATGTGTGCCGCAGGATTAAAGACACAGGTCGTAATGATGTTGGCTATGGTTGACCAGCAGGATGCAAAGATTAAGATATGGAACAGAGGAAAGACATTCATTCCTAAGATTAAGAATCTTGTAAATCGCTGGGGAGATATGCGTATGCAACCAGTAGATATTATTCGTAATGGTAAGAAAGGTGATAAGAAAACCAAGTATGATATACAGGTATCCCCAGCAAAGCCTATTGATATCAGTAATTTTGAAAAGCCAGAATTTTTAGGTGGTTATATTATGGATAAGTCAGCTGAGGAAATGCAGGAGTATCTTGATACAGGAAGTTTTCCAGATGTAGATAATAATGATAATGAGGATAATACGCAGGTAAGACGCAGAAACACTGAACCACTTTCATCAAGAAGAGGAGCAAGTAGAGCAACAAGCAGAAGGGCAGGTATGTAAGATGAAAAAATTATTTATAAGTCAGCCGATGAAAGACAAGACAAACGATGAAATTAAGCTTGAAAGAAATAAAATTATACAAAGAGTAAAGGAAGTATACCCAGACGAGGATATAGAAGTAATTGACTCTTTCTTTGAAAATGCACCACATGATGCAAAGCCATTGTGGTTTCTGGGTAAGTCTTTGGAATTACTTTCAACCGCCGACATTGCATACTTTGCTAATGGTTGGGAAAATTATAGAGGTTGTAAGATTGAAAATCAGTGTGCCGTTGCATACGGAATAGATGTAATTGAAGACTATCATAAGTAGGAGGATTATATGGCATTATCATTTGCAAGACCAAAAAGCAATGATAAGAATATAATCAAAAAATCCAAAACAATAACAACAAGAACAAGTATTAGGGGCGGCGGAAATAATCTAGCCGCTCAAATACAATCTATAGTTGCTATTGCCAATCAGAAATTAGCAATACATAAAGATGATTATATTCTTATTAGAGAACCTGACCAGTTATATGAATATATGAAAGAGATGAAGCAAGTTGGGGAGGGTGCATTAGATACAGAAACAAATGCATTAAATCCATTACTTGTAGATATAGTTGGTGGATGTATTTATACTCCAGGACAGAAAGCGGCATATATTCCAATCAATCATAAATCATATATCACAGGTGCAAGAACAAAGGAACAGATGAACGAAGAAACTGTTTCAAAGATTATGAAAGAGTTTCATAAGGATATTAGATGGATTTTTCATAATGCAAAGTATGATATACGTGTATGTAGAAAGACACTTGGAATTGATTTCAAGCCTTATTGGGATACAATGTTAGCGGCATATTGTATAGATGAAGAAGAAAGTCACAGACTGAAAGACTTGCATCTTAAATACTGTAATAGCAAAGATACAGAATCTTTGACATTTGATAGTTTATTTAAAGGAGTTACTTTTGATAATATTCCAATCTCAACAGGATATTTATATGCGGCAGGTGATGCTATAAAGACCTATGAATTGTATAAATATCAACAAACAATTCTTAATAGAAGAGTATTAGCTGGACCTTATAATGTATTTTGGAATATTGAAATGCCTTTGATTTCAGTTGTAGCAGATATGGAAGATAGAGGTGTATGTCTTGACTTTGATATATGTAGTAATTTACACGAAAAATATCATAAGTTAAGAGAAGAAAGACAAAAGCAGGCTGATGAAGCAATAGCAATGTATAAGGATGAAATTGATAATTACAAGATGAAACATCCGGATAATAAGTTGTCAGACCCTATATCATTATCAAGCCCAACTCAGCTTGCAATATTATTCTATGATATATTAGGATTGGAAAGTCCGGATAAAAAAGCACCTAGAGGAACAGGTGAAGATATTTTAAAACATTTTGCACAAGGCAAGGAAAAGAATATCTGTGAGGCTATCTTGGGAATGAGAAATGTTGATAAGCTGTTAGGAACTTACATTGATAAAATGCCTGAAATTGCATTGTCTGATGGAAGAGTACATGCAAGCTATAATCAGTATGGAGCAAAAACAGGAAGATTCAGTTCACAAGACCCGAATCTCCAGAATATCCCTTCACACAACAAAGAGATTAGACAGATGTTTAAAGCTCAAGATGGGTATGTACTTATAGGTGGAGATTATAGTCAGCAAGAGCCAATGGTTACAGCACATCTTTCTAAAGATAGAAAAATGAAGGAAGCTTTTATGAATGGTAAAGATATATATGCCACAATAGCTTCTTTAGCTTTTCATAAACCTTATGAAGAATGTAAAGAGTTTAGACCAGATGGAACAGTTAATTTGGCAGGTAAGGAAAGAAGAACACAAGCTAAAAGTATTGTATTAGGTATTTTATATGGAAGACAGATTCCTTCTATAGGTGAACAACTAGGAGTATCTACAAAAGAGGCACAAGGTATATATGATGCTGTTCTTAAAGCCTTTCCTGAATTAGCACAGTTTATTAAAGATTCACAGAATATGGCAAGAACTAAAGGTTATGTAACAACAGCTTGGGGAAGGCGTAGACATCTAAAAGATATGTTGTTAGAACCTTATGAATTCAGTTATAGTGGAAAAGTAACTAACTTTGACCCACTAGCATTTGGAAGTGAGGTATCTACAGAAGTTCCTAAGAAAGTGAAAGACAACTACATCAAACAACTTCAAAAGGCTTTTGGATGGAAAAAGAAAAATGATATAATTCAAAGTGCCTTAACTCAAGGAATTAAGATTAAAGATAATGGTGGATTTATAGCACAAGCTGAAAGACAATGTGTAAATGCGAGAGTACAAGGTTCTGCCGCGGATATGGCAAAATTAGCAATGATTTCCATTAATAATGACGAAAGAATGAAAGAGCTTGATTTCCATTTACTTATATGTGTTCATGATGAAGTTATTGGGGAATGTCCAAAAGAAAACGCTAAAGAAGTTAAAGAAAGATTATCCTATCTTATGAGGATGGCTCCATCACATTTAATAGAATTACCTTTTAAATGTGATTGTGAAGTTTCTTATAATTGGTACGGAGAAAGTATTGAGGTAGAATAAATGAGTTTTGATTTATATTTTGCTGGCACACAAAATGAAGACTGTGAATCTTTTATGTTGAAAAATAATTTATGTAGACTTCAGTCACAAGTTAATGACCGTAAAAATATCTCTCGTTGGTGTCAAGAGGAAGTACATGGAAAATTATTTATAGATTCAGGAGCTTATACTGTATATACCCGAAATATTGAATTAGATGTTAATGAATATATTGAATATATTAATAGTATTGATGAACATTTAACCATATTTGCACAAGTTGATAAAATTCCTGGAATTTATGGACAACCTAAAACAAAAGAACAAATATTAGAAGCTCCAGAGTTAAGTTGGAAGAATTATTGTTATATGAGGGAACGTGTTAAGAGTCCGGATAAATTATTACCAATCTTTCATAGGAGGGAAGATTGGAAATATCTACATCAAATGTTAGAAACAACTTTTAACGGAAAACATATACCATATATAGGTTTAGCAGCAACTACTGATTCTTCAACAAAAGAAAAAGAAATTTGGTTTGATAAATGTTTTACTATAATTAAAAAAAGTTCTAATCCACAGGTTAAAACACATGCTTTCGGTATGACGTCTTTAAAATTATTGGAAAGATATCCATTTACATCAGCAGACAGTACAAGTTGGATAATGATAGGTGCTAATGGAAATATATTAACTCCTTTTGGATTAGTAACTGTTAGTGATTCACAACAACATCTTAAAAATCATATATCTAATAATTTAGGTGAAAAACAATTAAAAAAGTATTTACAAAGTATTGGAATTGAGTTAGAATTAGTTAGAACAGATTATAAATATAGAATGTTAGCAAACTTAATATATTTAAAAAATTGGGCAGATAACTATGTTTATAAAGGTTCCAGTATCAATAGAAAAAAATTATTTTAGGAGGATTTAAAATGGAAGAAAAGAAAATCGTGCATAAAATTGAAGAAGGTATGGACCCTCAGGATGTATTATGTACTACTTATCAAATGAGAAATTTTTATACTCAGTTTAGAGATGGATTTTTTACTAATTTGGATGTTATGAATTATATTCAACACCACGCAGTTGCGTTGATGGCAAAAAAAGATATGAATGTTGTAGATGTTTGTTGTGGTAGGTCCTTGGTATTACCTCTTCTTAGATATTATGCTAAAAATATTAACAGTTATACAGGAGTTGATATTTGTGAAACTAATATAAGAGAAGCTAAAAGAGGTGCTAGTGCAAAAGTATTAAAGGAAGAAGACTTAGAAGAATATTATCCATTTAAGACAGATTGGATACTTTCAAATGTAGCAGAAATGTCTAATCATATAGAGAAAGGTTTTGCTGATTTGGTTATTTATACATCTGCATTGGAACATATGCATAAAGATGTTGGAACACAAAGTCTTATAGAGTGTCATAAAATTATGAATAAAGATTCTATTATGTTTCTTAGTTGTCCAAATACTCCTGGAAATGGTTATGAAACACAATATGCCGCACACGTTTATGAATGGGGTTATGATGAATTAAAAGAAAAACTTGATGAACTTGGGTTTGAAATAATCAATGAAGTTGGGTTGGTTATGAAAGTAAAGAAAATGAAAGAATTTTTCTCTAGTGATAAAGTTTCAAAAGATATGAAAGATTTTTATAATAAAATGTCTTTATATATGCCTAGTGCTTGGTTAAGTTCTATTGTAAGCATTCCATATCCAAAGGAATCAGATGAAATATTATTCATAGTTAAGAAAAAATCTAAAAAACTTTTCTAAAAAGGGTTGACTTTTATCTTGTATGTGTTACAATATAAACAAGTTAAGAGATAACATATACAAAATAAAAGGAGGATTAATATTATGTATTATTTATCAAGAAGGGACAATGAAACAAGAATTAAGGTAGATGAACAGTATTCAAATGAAAATACTGTAATGGTAGAATATCTTAATGGAGAAAAGAAAGGTAAGACAGTTTCTATCACTCATAGTACGTTGAAAAGATGGTGGAAGAAAATAGAAGAAGAACAGACCATTATACCTCAGGAATCTACTGTAGAGAAAGTAACTGAACCTAACATTATTACAACAGCAAAGACGGATGATAAGAAATCTGTTAAGACTAAGAAAGTGAAAAATTCTTCACACGAAAATGAAATTATAAAATTATGTTCATATCTTAAGGAATTAAAAGCTAAGTTCTATGAGTCTAATAATTCTTATAAAATAATGGATTCTAATAATAAGCCTTTAGCAGAAGTATATCCACAAAAGAAAAAGATTGTTTGTTATTTTAAATCTTTAGAAGGATTAGATTTAACAAATACACTTTTTCATCAGGACGGATATAAATATTATCTTCCAGCCAGAATTGATATATCTTATGATATTGATTTTATTGAAAAAATAAGTTTAATGTTACAAACAAAAAATACTTTGAAGGAGGATTAATTTATGTATTATGTATCAAAAAGAATGGAAATAGCAGGAGCCCATCAGTTAAAGTTACCTTATGACAGTAAGTGTTCAAATTTACATGGACATAATTGGATAATAACTGTTCATTGCAAAGGCAAGAAGCTCACAGATTATGGAATGTTAGTAGATTTTAAACATATTAAAGAATTTGTTCAGGATAAGTTAGACCACAAGTATATTAATGATGTTGTAGATTTTAATCCTACGGCTGAGAATATAGCTAGATGGATATGTGATGAGGTTGATAAGATATGTCCTATTGATACCTACTGTTATAAGGTTGAAGTGCAGGAAAGCGAAGGTAATATAGCTATATATGAATTTAGTGTCAAGGAGGATTAAATGAAAGTAGTAGAAATATTTAACAGCATAGAAGGAGAAGGTATAAGGGCAGGATTTCCTGCCACCTTCATTCGTTTATATGGATGTAACCTTAGATGTTCATATTGTGATACACCTTATGGGTATGAAGGAAACGATTATACAGAAATGACAGCTGAAGAAATTGTAGAAAAGGTAGAAGGATTTCGTTGTTCTAAAATAACGCTCACAGGTGGAGAACCCTTAATCCATCCAGGTGTTTTTGAACTTTTATTGGATTTAACAAATAAAGGATATGAAGTCAATATAGAAACAAATGGTTCTATTAATGTGGAACCTTATACTTTTTCTGATATTATCATCACTATGGATTATAAGTGTCCTTCCAGTGGTCAGGAAGATAAGATGTTATTAGATAACATAGATTATTTAAGACCTACAGATGTTATCAAGTTCGTTGTTGGTACAAAAGAAGATTTAGATGTTTGTTATAAGTTGTCTGCAGAAACAAAAGCTCAAGTGTTTATTAGTCCAGTATTTGGAAAAATAACACCTGAAGAAATTGTTAATTATATGTTGGAACATCATATGAATAATTGCCGTGTACAGGTACAGTTACACAAGATTATATGGAATCCAAATAAGAGAGGAGTTTAAAAAATGATTGATAAGGAAAAAATTGAAAAAGCAGTTAGAGAAATATTAGAAGCTCTTGGTGATAATCCATATAGAGAAGGCTTAAAAGAAACACCTAAGCGAGTAGCTAAGATGTATGAAGAAGTATTTGAAGGAATGAATTACACAAATCAGGAAATAGCAGAAAAATTCTGTAAATGTTTTGACACAGACAATGATGACCTTGTTGTGGTACAGGATATACCTATTTTCAGTTATTGTGAACATCATATGGCGCTTATGTACAATATGACAGTTTCTATTGCATATATACCTAATGGAAAAGTATTAGGATTAAGTAAATTTGCTCGTATTGCAGATATGGTTGGAAAGCGTTTACAGCTTCAGGAGAGGATAGGTTCAGATATTGCTGAAATCATACAGATAGCTACAGGTTCTGAAGATGTGTTAGTAGTTGTAGAAGGTGAACATAGCTGTATGACGGCTAGAGGTATCAAGAGTAGAGGTGCTAAGACAAGAACTGCTACCATAAGAGGTCAGTTTAAATATAATGTAGAATTAAGAAAAGAAGCTTATTCGTTAATGAGTTTAAGTCAATAAAGGAGGATATATAAATGAAAGTAGTAACAAGCAGGATGAAAGAAGCAGTAAACAAAGCAATCAAAGGAGCAGGATTTAACAATCTTATCCCAATTACATCCATGCTAGGTATTAAATTATCAGATGGAAAGTTAAGGTTGCTTACAACAGATATGACTAATACATTATGTATTATCATTGACAAAGTAGCTGGAGATGACATGGATATCACAGTTGATGCTGACAAGTTCGGAAAGTTAATAGCCAAGACAACTTCCGAGGATATTGAATTAATAATTATTGATGATGTATTATCTGTTAAAGCTAACGGAACATATAAGATTCCACTTATTTCTGATGAGGAAGGTCTTGTGTCTTTTCCAGATATTAAGATTATGGACGATAAAAATGTACAGTGTACAACCAAGCTCTCAAGTGTTATGCAGGCTTATAATATTAATAAGTCAGCTCTTGCGAAGACATTAGAAGAACCTGCTTTGACAGGTTATTATTGTGATGATACAAATGTAATCACAACTGATGGATGTGTGATAACCTTTAATGGATTCAAGATGTTTGAATATGAGAATCCGATTCTTGTTTCTGCACAACAGATGCAGTTATTAACTTTGAATACTAATGAAGACATAAATGTTTACATTGGTTCAGCAAGTATTCTGTTTGTGACAGAAGATGTTGTGATTGATGGAGCATTAATGGAAGGAATTGAAAATTTCCCAGTTGATAGTATAAAAGCTTATCTTGATGAAGCATTTACATCATCTTGTAAAGTACCAAAAGATTTACTGTTAGCAACTCTTGATAGATTGGCACTTTTCATAGAACCATACGATAAGAATGGAGCATATTTCACATTTGGAAGAAAAGGTATCAATATCCATAGTAAAAAGGATGCTTCAACAGAGACTATCAACTATGTAGAAAGCAAGGACTTTGAACCATTCATGTGTTGTGTAGATATTCCAATGTTGAAGGAACAGTTGCAGGCTAATCCTGATGATACTGTTAAGATTTGCTATGGAAATGAAAATGCTTTAAAGATTGAGAGTGGAAAAGTAACACAGGTTATAGCACTTCTTGAGGATGAAGACCTTGACAATATGACTGAATAAGTATATACTTTATATTGCAAACGGATTGAAAGATATCACTGTTTCACCACTTTCCTATTATGTATATACACCCTTATAGAAATATAAGGGTGTATTTTTTATATATAAATTTTTAAAATATGCTTGACATTTCTATATATATGTATTACAATATAATCAAGTTAAGAGGTAACAAACAAGGAGGAAATTAAATGACAAAAAGAGCAACTAAGGCTATGCAAATATTAGAATCTAATCATTGTATGATTAATAGTTTATGTACAAAAGAAGAATTGAAGAGCTATAAGGATTTTGATTTTGTTGAATATTTGAAGAAAGCTGTTAAAAGTTATGGAAAGGAGAATAATAATGAGTAGAAGATTATTAAATCTAATAAATAACAATAAACCCCAGCTTCCAGCAAACAAGAAATTCTTATCTGATGTAATGAGCTGTATTGAAAGAATGGAACAAGAAGGAAGAAGAAAAGGAAGTAATTATTATAAGCCTTCTTCTTTACATTGTATGAGAAATATGTATTTTACTCGTACAAAAGCACCACAAGACCCAGAAATGGTAGAATATAATTCTACAGGAATGGCAGATACTGGTACAGACAGACATGAAAGGATACAGAATGTATTATTAAATATGCAAAAGATGGGCTATGATTGGAAGTATCTTGATGTTGCTGAATATGTTAAGCAAAAACAGAAGTTTGGGAAATGTAAATCCTTGATTATAAAAGGTACACAAGGAGCAGAAACACATCTTATAGATACTGTATTAAATTTATCTTTCAGGTGTGATGGCATTGTAAGAAGGATATCTACAAATGAGGATTATCTTTTTGAATTTAAGAATGTGGTATCTTTCAAATATAATCAACTTGATAATCATTGCTTAGAACAGCATCATAATCAGGTTATATGTTATTGTACAGCTTTAGACTTAGATAAGGCTTTTGTGACATATGAGAATAGAGATATATGTACACTTGAAGTTCCTGAGGTATTTGAAGTAACTCAGGATATGAAAAACTGGCTTGTAAACTATATAAGTGAATGTGAGGGATACGTGGAAAGAATGATAGCTCCTCCACGAACAGAAGATACAAAGAATTGTAAATATTGTTCTTATAAAGGAATATGTAGAAAGGTAGGTTAATTATGTTATTATTTGATACTACAGATATGGATGTTAATGAAGAACTTAATAATATTGTAGAATCTGAAGGTTTTACAGCTTGTCCTTATATAATAATGAGTAAAGATACATTTAGATTATTTAAAAAATTATCTACGGATTATGATAAAAAATCTAATTGTTGGTGGTATTCAGGTCCAGAGGCAGGATATCCTGATAGATTTGAAATAGCAATAGATAAAAAATTAAACTTTGGAGAGGTGATAATAAAATGATATTTGGTATCAAAACAAAAAAGGATAAGAAGATAGAAGAGTTACAAAAAGAAATTGATAAATTAAAGTTTCAACCACCTAAAATTATTGAACAGCCTATTCAGTGTACTACTATTGGTGCTTCCTATATTGTAGATAAATGGGATAAAGCTATTGTGCAGGAATCATGGATTAAAGGAATTTTAGCAAATATGTTAACCAAAGAACTTATAAAAAGAGGATTACCTATAGAAAAGACCAAAATGGATAATGGCGATGTAGAGTATAAAGTAAGATTGAAGGTGATATTAGATGATATATATAGGAATTGACCCAGGAAAAAATGGTGGCATTGCAGTTATGCATGATAAACTTCCTAAACCTCTTGATATATCTGTTTATAAATATTCAGATGATGATTTGATAGATGTTATTGATGTATGCACAAAAGGTTCTTGCATAGCAGTACATAGAGATGAAGAGATTAAATGTGTACTTGAAAAAGTAAATGCAATGCCTGGACAGGGTGTAGTATCAATGTTTAATTTTGGACAGAATTTTGGGTTTATACAAGGTGTACTTAAAGCATATGAAATACCCTTTGAATTAGTACCACCTCAGAAATGGAAGAAAGAATTTTCCTGCACATCTGATAAAAATACATCTATTCAAGTATGTAAAAGATTATTTCCTAGTGTTAATCTAAAAGCAACTGAAAGATGTAAGAAAGACCATGATGGAATGGCAGAGGCTTTGTTAATGGCAGAATATGCAAGGAGGAAATTATGATTAAACCTAAGTATCTTTGTAATGATTGCATTCATAAGCATATATGTAAATATGTGGACGATATGTCATATTTGATAGAGGGCATTGATGAAAAATGTGATTACTGTACCAATGATTTACCCATTAATCTATCTCGTATAACTTGTGACTATTTAACCACTAATCCTGAAGGAGGAATTATTAGATAATGAGTAGAAGAGACAACATTAAGGTTAATACATCTGAATCCAAAACAACTGAATCTATAATGAAAAATGTGGATAATATAAGTGATACAATTAAAGAAATATCAGATAAACTTGTAAATAAGTATTGCAAAGATTTGAATGATTTAATGTCAGTTATTCGAGAAGAGTTGCAGAGTAATAGGGAAATAACTGATGAAGAACTAGAATTTCATATATTGGATTTAGCAAATACTTTATATTTCACAGGTTCGGCACAGGAAGATTTAGGTATTAAAGAAGATACTTGTAAAGCCATAAGACAAGAAGTATATTCAAAAGCAAGAGAACAGGCAACAGGAAAAACAGTTGCAGATAAGACAGCACAAGCAGAGCTTATAGCACAAGCAGAAACAATGACACTTGCTATATATTCAAGAGCTTATAAGAAAGTGAAATTGCGAATGGATGCAGGATATGAAATGCTTAATAGCTTAAAAAAAGTAATGAATAAAAGAATAACAGAAATGGAACTATCAAATAGTAGATATATAAATCATACTTCGGAGGATTAATTATGAAATGTAATAAAGATTGTTTTAATTGCATATATGATGATTGCATATATGATGGAAATTTTGATACCTATGATGAAAGTATAGAAATAGATAGACAAATACTTAAAGAGCGTGGACAATCTACGAAGTTTATAAATTATAATACATCTGAAAAAGGAAAAGCACGTAGAAAAGCCTTTAACGCTTCACCTAAAGGTAAGGCTTGTATGAAAAGATATAACAATTCTGAAAAAGGAAAAGCACGAGATAAAAGATATAGAGAAAGTGAAAAAGGAAAAGAAACTAAACGAAAATATAGGCAGACAGAAAAATATAAACAATATGTAAGAGAATATCAACGAAAAAGATATGCAAAATTAAAAGAAGAGAGGATTAAACAATTATGTCAGAATTAGATAATATTATTAAAGACTTAAATAAGAAAATGAAAGTAGGAGCCATTTCTTTAGGTGTAGACTTTCAAGAAGTGCAGAAGATTCCATTTTCCTCTTGTAGATTAAATTATATGACATATGGTGGAATCCCGGTTGGAAGAATAGCCGAGTTTTATGGTTCAGATGGAAGTGGAAAGACGACTACTGCTATTGATATAGCAGGAAATGCTCAAAGAATGTTTCCAGATAAAAAAGTGTTATTTGTAGATATTGAACATACTTTTGATTCTTGCTGGGCTACTAAGTTAGGATTGAATTGTAACGATATAATCTATCTTGACCCAGATAGTATGGGGGCAGAAGAAGTCTTTAATATGATGATTGAACTAATAGATAGTGGAGAAATAAGCCTATGTATATTAGATAGTATAGGTGCTATGGTATCAATGCAGGCAAACGAAAAGCAGATAGGAGAAAGAACATATGGTGGGGTAAGTATGGCACTAACTGAATTTAGCAAGAAAATAACTCCAGTTCTTTCAAGAACACAGACTGCCTTCATAGGAATAAATCAAGTACGAGATGATATGAATAGTATGTACGGAGGAACAACAACGACAGGAGGAAGAGCTTGGAGACACGCTTGCAGTACAAGACTTGAATTTAGAAAAGGAAACTATATTGATGATAAAGGCAATAATCTTTCAAGAGCTTGTGAGAATCCTGCTGGAAATATAGTGAATGTAGCACTTATTAAATCTAAAGTATGTAGACCGGATAGAAAAGTTGGATTCTATACACTGAAATATCTGGAAGGAATTGATTATATTTCTGATGCTGTTGATGTTGCGATTAAGTTAGGACTTGTCAATCAGGCTGGTGCATGGTTCACACTAGTAGAACCTGAAACTGGGGAAGTTAAAGAGAAATTTCAAGGCAAGTCTAAATTGGTTGAATATTTAAGAGATAATACAGATGCTTATATGCAGTTATCTAATGATATTCAGACACTGTTAGAAGCAGAGTAGTTATTAACAATTTACTAAAGTTATCCACATTAAATTGTGGATAACTTTTTTATTTATTTTAAATAAAATCACTTGACATTTATGTTTATATGTATTACAATATAAACAAGTTAAGAAATATATTAAATAAAAGTGAGGTAATTATTATGAAAACAAATAAAGTGATTGAAATGAATGTTAATAACTATGTAGGAAGTGCAAGAATAATATGGAAGCCAGATTCACCTTATAGCGTAGGTCACTATGAGGCTTTTATCATAGTTCCTTTTCAAGATGCTAAGTGGGAACATCTTTTTATATTTGCTAAGGGTAGATTTGATGATGCTATAGAAAAGGCAAAATGTTGTTTAGCATTAGCATTACAGAATTGTTCTTGTATATAAAGAAGGTATGATTATGAAAGAAATATTCAAACAAATACATAGATACAAAGAACAAGATTTTGAAGAGGATAAACCATTTGAGTTTATCCTCCCGGCAAGACATTGTGGAGTAAAGTATGCTGTAGAGCATATGAAATCAAATAAGATGGAAGTAGGAAAGTCATATAAAATCACTGTTAAAAAGTATATGACAGAACCAGCGACATCTACTTTTGATTTTCAGGATAAGTGGAATAATAGTGTTCCAATGCCATTATGTATTATGCAAGGTGAAGTTATAAAAGAAACAAGAGGAATGTATTATATGAATTTACAAGGAAAAGCAGAACCTACTTCTAAATGCCTTGTATGTGGAAAACCATTAACTAATCCAGTATCTAAATTATATGGTATAGGTCCAGAATGTAGTGAAAAAGTAGGTCTAATAAGAATAGAAAGTGAGGAAGAAGCAAAAGAAAAATTGAAACACATTATGGAACAGATAGACGATATAAGCTGGACAGGTTGGGTAATAAAATCGGCTATAAAAGAATGGGAGATGATAGATTGAATAAACGACAATGGAAGAAACAAGGAACAAAATTACAACATAATAAACATTATGCACAATATCTTGTGACTTTTCTTGGTGTTAAGATTAATGGTTTATCAAAAAAGTTAGATAGAAAATGGATTAAGTAAAAAAGGAGGAATTTACAAATGCCAGTTAAGAAAACAAAGAAAGGTTATAAATGGGGAACAACAGGAAAAGTATATACCACTAAGAAGGAAGCATTAAAGCAGGGTAGAGCTATAGAAGCCAATAAAAGGAGGAAAAATAAATAATGGCAACTAGATATTTTTCAGATAAACAGGAAAAGCATATCGCAAAAGTAACCGGAGGTAAAGTGCAGAGCAATTCCGGTGGAACAAAGTTCGGAGGAGGTGATGTTCATACAGATAAGTTTTTCATAGAAGCTAAAACTCCAGCAATAGAAAGAAAATCTTTTACTATTATGAAAGGTTGGCTTGAAAAAATGAAAGAACAATCGTTTGAACAGGGAAAGGAAGAAGCTGTATTAGCTTTTAGATTTTCACCTGAAGATAAAACTGATATGTATGTTTTAAATGAGCGACAGTTTTTAGAATATTTAAGATATAAGGAGAATCAAAGTGATATGTAGAATGTGTGGAGGTAGTTTGAAAGTATTAGATAGTAGAACTACCTTTAAAACGACTATAAGAAAAAGACAATGTAAGGAATGTAAAGAAGTCTTTTATACAAAAGAGGAAAGAATAGATAAGGAAGAATATACAAAACTATATAAAAAAGCCATAGAACAAGCAGAATATTATTAAAAAGGAGAATAATAATGATTAAATTAGAACATACAGTTTTACCTTCACCAGACCAGATGGAATTTGTTATTGAAGGTATGAGAAATCCAATGAATAGTTGGGATAAAAGTGATAGTTATATTACTTATAACATTAATTCTGATGAAATATTTGCATTAGGTGATAATGACCATGACCTTATGCAGAGATTAGCTAAAGCAGGTACAGACCATAGAAAGTATATGAGAATGATGCCAGTTTATGTAAGAATTACAGCACCTTTATATTGGTGGAAAGAGTTTGATACATACAAGGTTGGTACTGTTGCAAACTCTTGTAGTACTATGCACAAGATTCAGGAAAAAGAGTTTACACTTGAAGATTTCTCTTACGAACACTTAAATGATATTTTGTTGGGCACATTCATACCTATAGCGAACAATGAACATATGACAGTTAGTCCCAAAGAAATATTAGAAAGATTTACAATACCCTCTTTAAATCATGCTAGGATAGAATTTCTGGAATCAGAGGATAAATCATATTGGTGGCAAATGATACAGTTACTTCCATCCTCATACAATCAGACAAGAAATGTTATGCTTAATTATGAAGTATTATCTAATATGTATCATTCAAGAAAAAACCATAAGTTAGATGAATGGAGAGAATTTTGCAAGTGGATTGAAAACCTACCATATGCAGAATTAATCATTGGAGGTGGAGAAAATGAAAGTAGTAATTGACATACCTAGCCATTACACAGGAGATTATATTGCTGACAAATTCAAAGATTTCTTTTCAAGGATTATTGCG